GAACATGATCAACTTCTCGGCGTCGCTTCCGAACTGCACGCCGACCTCATCGATAATCAGCAGGTCGGGCTTCGTGAAGTAACGGATAACTTCGTCTTCAGTACGGCTTGACCCCTTCGACCAGGTTGACTTGTACTCCCTGGCAATTTTCAGCGCGGTGGTGAACACAGCTGAGCTTTGGTGCTCGGTGATTGCATGCCGGGCGATAGCCAATGCGAGGTGGTTCTTGCCAGTTCCAGGCTTGCCACACATCACCAGGCCGCCACCCTTCTGCAAACGCTCAGGCCAGCGGCTGGCGTATGCCTGACAGACCTTCAGGGCGCGTTTCGCTTCTTCGTTCACCGGTTCATAATTCTCCAGTGAACAGGATTCAAACCTGGCCGGGATGCTCAGTCCATCCAGCAGGCGCTCGATGTTTCTTTTGCGGGCTGCTTCGTTGATGCTAATTCTTTCCGCCTGCAAGCGGCCTAACTCCTCTTTGAGGCATTCAGGGCAGCAGCTTGGGCGCGGGGGAATTTTCACGACTGAGTTTAAGAAATGCCTGGTCCTGCATTCAAAGGGGCCATGCGTTTCGCAGTTCTCGGTGCTGATAGTTAGCTCGATATCTTCATGCTGAACTGGCGGCTGGCTCAGCTCAGCAATGCGTTTCTCAAGTTGATTGATTTTTTCATCCAGCGTCATGATCAGTCCCTCGCCCATGCAGGAATTTCAGTCTGGCCGTAGTCTTTGCCAGCAAAGTTCTCAGATACGCGAGACTGCGCGCGAGGCGGCTGCTTGGCTGTCTTTGGCTCAAACAAACCCTGCCAGCCATTCGCGATGCTCTGGTTGATGATTTCTTCAGGCTGGTATCCGCTGCACTTGCAACGCTCAAGCAGGTTGATGGCCTGGGTTACCGTCTGCTGAGACTTAATCGGTTTCTTCAGGTCGCGACGATAATCGACCCATGACTTCCAGACTGAAACTGACAGCCATTCAGGAAGCTCGACACCAGCCGGATCGAACGGAACCGGTTTGGGGGATTTAGGGGGTTTATTAATATTGTCTTTATTGTCTTTTGTATGTTTGTCTTTTGTGTTTACCTGATTTGGGTAAGTGTCGTTACCTGATTCGGGTAAACATTCCTTACCTGATTCAGGTAAATTTACCTCTTTCAGGTAACGTTTATTTTCATTACCGGTTTTGGGTAATTTCACCCATTCACTAACCGTTTTGTTAATGCCGACAGAACGTCCGATTTGGGTGAATACTCCACGCTTCACTAACGAGCTTTTAGCAGCAGAGCATTTGTGCGGAAGAATGCCGGTAAGGGCAGATAACTGATCGTTACTAACCCAGTCAGCTTTTTTGTTGAAACCGTATGTTTTACGCATTACAGCCATGAAGACCAGCAACTGATGCTGAGACAATCCAGCCAGCATGACAGCCTCCAGAAGTTCATTGGCAATACGCGTATAGCCATCATCAAGATCTGCCACGCGCGGCTCCACGACCTGCAAATCAGGCCTGATTGGTGAGATATTGTTAATTGCTAAGTTCATCTGCAGCCTCCCCGCCTTTCTTGAAGATAATTTCGACACAAAGCAGAATGCAGTTATCGCAGATAGCAACGCCTGGACCGGCAACTATGGTTTTCACGTCGCTATCAATATTGCTTCTGTCGCAGAAAGAGCATTTATGAGTTGCGTGCTGATTTGCCTTTTCGTTTATTGCTGGCATACTTACTCCCGTTACTTGGCGTAACACAGTGTGATAAGGGCCTTTGAAGTGACCGCTTCAAGGGCTTTCGCTTTTTTGGTAGTACCCATCACATAACTCCCGGCGCCATAGCGGCCAGACTTGTCACCACCGCAGCGATTGATTCAGTTGGCAGGAAGCGCAGCAGTGCTTCAGCAGCTTCTCTCACCTCTTTCTCAAGGCGTTGTATCGGCTGACCAAGTAACTTCGCCTGATGCGCTTCAGTGCACTCTTTCATGGCCTCGGCTATCAGTTCGGCCTCAGTCTTTGCGACCAGACCGAACTCTCTCGCCACTTTCTCGTTATCCCGCGCCATCACGTCGATAATGACGGGGATCAATAGCATCAACCCCTTGTCGTTCTTCGGGCCCGGATCGTTAATCATCCGGAAGAAGTTCTGCTTCGTGTTGTGTTCAGAACCTGCCAGTAACAACCCCTTCCCGCCGCGCGCCAGCCACTCTTTCGCAACCAGCTGAGAAATGTGAACCTGAGACTGGCCCGGCGTAGCTTTTTGCCAGGCCTTAACTGCCTCCCGTATTCGAATTAGCTTACGGTTATTGCGCGGAACACTTTGATAAATCGAAATCAACGGACGTTGTTCAAGTCCGGTACTCTGTTGATACGCAAGTGAATGCATTGCTTTGCCTTTCGTGGTTAGGGCCGCCGTTAAGCGGCATGGTTCTCTGGGTGTGGAAACAGGTCGGGAAGATCAGGTCGAATTTCGTGTGCCTTAATCTCGCCACCAGTAGCGTTTACGATGGCTGTTACTTTTTCCGGAGATACGGAACCACCGTTAAGCCACTTGTGAACCGCTGGCTGGCTAACGCCGCAAATATCTGCGAGTCGCTTCTGGCTGCCAACGATTTCTAAAGCTCGTTGAATAACTTTGTTCATGGATTTTACCTATCCGATTACTGGATTAATGAAAAGATAACCCAAGTTATGGGCATTGTCCATAACCTTTGTTATTTTACTCTACATAACCTCGGTTATATATTGATAAGATGAAAACATTTGCAGAACGACTGAACGCGGCTATGTCGGCCGCTGACATATCTCAAGGACAGTTGGCTGATAAAGTCGGTATATCCCAGCCTGCAATTCAAAAGATGACGTCAGGTAAAACGAGCGGCAGCCGTAAGATGGTCGAGCTAGCTCATGCTCTGGGTGTAAGGCCGGAATGGCTTAGTTCTGGAGTGGGGGAAATGCGGATTGATGGTAATGTGCCATCGGCGGCCCAACCGGTCTCGGAAACAATTGATGTCTTTCGGGTTGATGTTTTAGACCTGAAAGTAAGCGCTGGTCCGGGGTCTTTTATGATTTCTGAATTTGTTGAGGTCCTGCATGCTATTGAGTTCACAACTGAGCATGCCAGATCTCTTTTCGGGAACCGCACTCAAAATGATGTGAAGGTGATGACCGTAGACGGTGACAGCATGTGCCCAACGATTCAGTCGGGAGATCGCCTGTTCTTTGACGTTTCGGTGAGGAACTTCAAGGTTGACGGAGTATACGCATTTGTCTTCGGGCAGCACTTCCATGTCAAGCGCCTGCAGATGCAGGGCCTGCAGTTAGCCGTGCTTTCAGATAATCCGGCTTACAAAGATTGGTATGTGACAGAAGAAAATCAGGACCAGCTATACATCATGGGTAAAGCGCTTATTCACGAATCGATAGCTTACAACAAACTGTAGCAGTGGCCGGAAGAGACTTTTGGTTAGAGACGAAGCTGCGGCTGGTTTAGCAGGCGCACTGAAATTACGCTGAGGGGATAATGGAAGAATCAGATCAGGAAAAACGAGAGCGCGAGCTAATGGAGGTGCTTTGGCGAAAATTTAGAGCGCTATCACCTGAATTACTGTCTCAATTCCTAGCAGAACGAGGCGTTCCAATCGTCTCATGCCCTATATGTGGCAGTGCAGATATGGCCGTACCACAGGCCAGCGAGCAAATTTATGACGGAGATAAGCCGACTGGAGAATGGTTTACGTATGTAAACCCATCAAAAGTAAGCTCATTTGGGTTTGAACCATTACACTCCTTGCTTCAGTACAACTACCGCATAATTTGCAAAAATTGCGGATATGAAAACAGATTCTCTGCGCACCCAGTTCTATCGTGGCTGGAGAAGAATGACAAAAAAACTAATGCCGAGTAGACTATGAATCAGCACAAAGAAGATGCAACAGTCGTCTGGGATCGTTTTCCACAACATGGTGGCGGTAGCGGCGGAGGTGGTGAGATGGAAAGTAGAGTTGCAAGACTGGAATCCGATATTGAGTACATAAAGCGCGATGTATCTGATATTAAATCGGATATTAAGTCTATTGATTCCAGGTTAGCAACAATTGAAACAGCAATTGGCTCGCTTAAAACCACCATTAAAGCCTCCGCTGTTGTCATCACAGTGGTTTTCTCTTTTTGCGCATATATTTTTGGTAATTATGTAGCCAAAATACTTGATGCACTAAATGGGTTGGTTCTCAAGTAACCCCGGCCCCGGCATTGCCGGGTTTTTTAATTTCCTTTCCGCGCTATCTCAGCGGCATCCCTGTTAATACCCTTCCCTATCACGTTTCCTGTTTCCTTCCGGTACTGCTTCAGCTTGTCGATGATGTTTTGCTGGGTCATAGGTAAATCAGCCAGTGACAATTCCATCACCGCCCGCCCCATCGCCTGAATTTTCATGCTTATACGCTCTTCATCCAGAACCATGCACATCCCTCCTGCTGTTTTTTTAAGCATAGCACTCATGATTTACAAAAATAAATTCATTTAGTTATCATTGATTTATAACTTATGTGATTGATATTATAAATTAGGTTATTGCCATCACTCATAACTAAGGTTATCTTTAACCCATCGAAACGAAACATCGACAGCTGAGCGAAGTTAGCCAGCGGCGGACAGCAAGTCGCCTGCTCATTAAGAATTCAGTCAAGCAGCAAATCACCCGGAGCGCTCCTGGCAAATTGAAATGGCGCCCAATGGGATTGAGGCAGGTGTGTAACGCGTGGCGGGTATAGCACACGAAGAGGACTCCGCACCGGAATGGTTTGCTGCTCAGTTCCCGAACATCGGGGAAGCTTCAGTTGGAATGTTTTGGGATTGGATGAATGCGCAGGCTGATGCGCTGGGTGACGGAACGGGCAGAGCGAAACTGATAACCCGCCGTCACTGGAATTGACCGGACTCGGATTAGCCGAGACAGGGCCGAATGACAAAAGTCACCACCCGCTGCGGGGCCAGCAGTAAGCCGGAGTTCAGCACCGGCCATCCAATCACCAAAGCATTTCTCCCGCATCAGCGGGTAACGACAGAGGGTAAGTCAATGATTCGTCTTAACAACGAAATTAAAAATCAGCTATGCCATAACCTGCTTCTCGCATCCCCATTGTTTGAGAAAGCGAAAGCTGCGGTTAATGAGAGGGCGAAAATTGTTGAAGAAATTCGACAGGCATTGCTCAAGCAAGAAAACACTAGCGATGAGCAAATAACTAAGGCTCGGGAAGATTTCAAAGATAACTCCTTCATCAAGATGCAGGTCGGCGCTAAAACTGCAATTTTAAAGGTCATTATCAATGGTGAGTATCACGAATTAGCCAGGAACGGTTTGGATCATCGCTATCGCCACCGTGGAAAACATATTGGTAAGCACGATCTTGAAAGCGACCTATTCTTCGGCGCTTCCTTCGCGCCTGTAGTTGATTGGGGTTATGTTCCTGAAAGTTACAGCACGCTGAAGAAGGTTGGAAAATTACACGACCGACTCACTGAATCGACGGTAACCATCAACGTTCTTTACGATGAAGTTGACGCCTTCCAATTGCAGGTTAAGGGTGCTCTAACCAAAGTCTCAACCGTTAAAAAACTGGCTGAGATGTGGCCTGAGGCAGTGCCATATTTGCCTGAGGTGCAGCGCCGTGAAGCGACCAGCACCGCACTTGCCATTCCCGTTGAAACACTAAACGCCCTTTGCGGCATACCAAAGAATGAATGACCCGCCACGGCGGGTTTTTTATCGGCCATACCTCAGCAACTTCACAGAGGTTGCTTAGTTATGACAACCGGCGGCCATCCACCGCCACTATTTTTGTATCTTCGCACAAGCGCAGAAGTCTTGTATTAACCGTTCCGTTCGCCGCGATAAGGCCAAGAGGATTTATGAGTAACAAATCAGGCGGTCCAGCCTTCCCTTACTCAGGGGTTCATAAGGGTGAAAAAGAAAACCTGATAGTCGACAGCCATGGCATGACGCTGCGCGATTACTTCGCGGCGAAGGCTATGCAGTCGGCTTTGTTAGCGCCGAAGCCAGAGAACCCGGTGGAACGCATGGATATTTATGCTCAGTCAGTAGCTGAAATCTCTTACGAGATGGCTGATGCGATGCTCCGCGCCCGGGAGGCATCATGACAGTCACCCACAATGGCAAGCAGTACACCGCCAAAAAGCTCAATGATAACGAGTGGCAGCTGACGTCGGTATCGAACCCGCGTGAAAAGATGACACTGAACCGCTGGCACATGAAGCTGGCTGGCCTCCTGGAACAGGTTGAGGTGAAGGTATGATCAATCATCACCTGCTGCGCGCGGCGCAGAGCAAAGCAGCCATCGCCCTGTTTATCGGTGATGGCGCCATGTGGATGGCAGCCTACGACGAAATGAAGGTTGCCATCGGTTATCCGTGGCATAGAAAAACAGCCTAACCCCCCCTATTCAACCGATCGGCCTGGCATTACGCGGGCGGGATCTGCACATCCAAATTTCAGGAGAAACCATGAGCGAAGTAACGGATTTAGTCGTCATCGAGAAACAGAACGCAATGGCGGTATTCACCACCAAAGAGCAGCTCGACCCGATTATTGAGGCGATCGAGAAAGAAGCTCGCAGCCTGGTGCCGGATGTGTCGACCCGCAAAGGCCGCGACGCTATCGCATCCATGGCGCACAAGGTTGCCCGTTCCAAAACCTACATCGACAACGCCGGTAAAGATCTGGTTGCTGAGCTTAAGGCCCTGCCGAAGCAGATCGACGAAAGCCGCCGCATTGTGCGTGAGCGGCTGGACGCGCTGAAGGATGAAGTGCGCAAACCTCTCACTGACTGGGAAAACGCCGAGTCGGCAAGAAAGGACGCATTGCAGCAGAGGCTTACTGATTTGCGATCCCTGGCTGATGTGATTGATGGCGTGGGTAACTACCTGCCGTCAGTTGAAATTCAGCAGCGCATTGAGTCAGCAAAAGCCGTTGCACTTGATGAAAGCTGGCAGGAAGTAGCAGCTGAAGCTGGCGCGGCTAAAGACACAACCATCCAACAACTTGAAGCTGCCATGATCGTCGCAAAGCAGCGTGAGCATGAAGCTGCAGATCTTGAGCGCCTTCGTAAGGAGGCAGAAGAAAAAGCTCGCCTGGAGCGCGAGGAGAATATTCGCCGGGAAGCAGCTGAACGGGCACGCCGCGATGCAGAAGCGAAGCACAAAGCGGAGATTGAAGCCCTAGCGCGCCGTGAGGCTGAAGAGAAAGCTCGCGCTGAAGCTGCGGAGCGCCAGCGCATCGAAGCGGAACAGCGTGCGGCACGTGAGAAGCAGGAAGCGGAAGAGCGTGCACGACGTGAAAAAGAAGAAGCCGTTGCCGCTGAGCGCCGCCGCCTGGAAGAGGAAGAATCCGCCCGTCTGGCCGAAGAGCAGCGCAAAGTTGAAGAAGAAGCGCGCCGCGCCGCAGACAAAGAGCACCGCCGCACGGTCAACCGTCGCGTCATCGCCGACCTTATAGCTCAGGGCATCCCCGAAGAATTCGCGCAGAAAGCAATGCTGGCGATCGCTGGCGGCAAAGTGCAGGACGCGCACATCAAATATTGAGGCAACCATGAACGCACACCTCACTTACGACCGAATCGAAGATCGGCGCTGGGTTGAGCAGCAGCTCATCGAGGAGAAAGAGAAGTGGATCGACGACAGAGCGAAAGAACTGATCGCCATGTTCCCGAAATATGCTTTGCAAATGAGTAGCATGTTTCTCCCAAAAGAAGCGCAAATGGCACTAGTCGGTGAAAAGGCAGAGGAAGCCTATAACGACTATGTCACACGCATCTGTTACGACCGCGCCGAAGAAGAGTGGGATCGCCTTCATCCAACCTGCCCGTTTTAACTTTGAGGGATTTAACAATGAGTACTGCACTTTCCACCATGGCCGGGAAACTGGCCGCACGCCTCGGCATGGATGCCGGTACAGACCTGATGAATACGCTGAAGAATACAGCGTTCAAAGGTGGCAACGTCACGGACGAGCAGTTCACAGCCCTGCTGATCGTCGCCAACCAGTACGGCCTGAACCCATGGACCAAAGAGATTTATGCCTTCCCAGATAAAGGCGGGATTGTCCCGGTCGTCGGCGTTGATGGATGGGCTCGCATTATCAACGAGCATCCTCAGTTTGACGGCATGGAGTTCTCTTACGACAAGGAAGAAGGCGTGTGCACCTGCAAGATTTACCGCAAAGACCGCAAGCACCCGACAATCGTTACCGAGTACATGGGCGAGTGCAAACGCAACACTCAGCCATGGCAGTCCCACCCTACCCGCATGCTTCGCCATAAGACACTTATCCAATGCGCGCGCCTGGCCTTTGGTTTCGCTGGCATATTCGACCAGGACGAGGCAGAGCGAGTGATTGAAGGAACAACGGCAGAGGTTCATGCGGGTCATGAATCAGATAGCCGTCGCCCGGATCTGATCGCAAAAGGTGAGTCCGCCGCGCGCCTTGGAACAGTCAAGTATCAGGAGTTCTGGGTGGCGCTGAGCGCCGAAGAGAAACAGGTGATCGGCGCAGTTGAGAAACGACGCATGTATGACATGAGTCTTGCTGTCGACAACGCCGAACCTGTCAATGTCGCAGAGACGGAGGCTGAATGATAGAGCAACGCACCCCTGAATGGTTTGCTGCGCGCTGTGGCAAGGTCACAGCCAGTCGCCTGGCTGATGTCATGGCCAGGACTAAGTCGGGCTACTCCACCAGCCGCCAGAACTACATGGCCGAGCTGATTTGCCAACGGCTGACCGGGAAGCTGGAGGAAGGGTTTTCGAATGCCGCGATGATGCGCGGCACTGAACTTGAGCCAGTGGCGCGCGAAATGTACGCGCTGAATGAGTTCGATGCGGAAATCACTGAAGTTGGACTCATCGATCACCCAACCATACCCGGATTCGCAGCCAGCCCGGACGGACTTGTTAACGACGACGGGCTTATCGAAATCAAATGCCCCAACACCTGGACCCATCTTGAAACGCTGAAAACTGGTGAGCCAAAGCGCCAGTACATGCTGCAAATGCATGCACAGATGATGTGCACCGGGCGGAAATGGTGTGATTTCGTTAGTTTCGATGATCGCCTGCCGCCTGACCTCGCCTATTTCAAGAAGCGGATTCATTTCGATGAAGAGCTGGCGCGAGAAATCGAATCTGAGGTTAAGAGCTTCCTTGCAGATCTGGAATCGGAAATTCAGAAAATCACAGAGCGTGCAGCATGAAACGCACACCCTTCTACCGCAGGCCCGGGCGAACCGGACAATTCTCTGGCCTCCGTGAGCGCGTTATCTGGATGATTCAGGCGCGCGGCCGCCCGGTCACCGGCAGCGAAATCGCCGAGAATTTTGGCGTAACGCTCATCGAGTTCAACCGGGTCGCCAACGGCATTACACGCGGCACCGGACAGATAGCACAGATTGTTGAGTCGGAGAAATGGCTCAACGAGGACGGCATCCGTGACCGCACTTTCGACCTCGTAACGAAGCCGAAGGTCGTAACGCCGCAAGGTAAATCGCGCCTGTTCACCCGGCGCGCCATTGAGCAATCGCAGGAAGGAAGACGGCAGGAATGCATAGCGCGGGCCGCCCGCCGTCGCCGACTGATTGCTCAGGGCCTCTACATCGACGAAATGGAGTCCATCCTATGACTCACGCTCACGACGACATCAGGGTTGGCACTCTGTGCATTCCCTTCATTGGTAACGGCTGGCTAATGCCATGGGGTGAAGTGGTCAGCAATCCATTAAAGGCGCAGAGACTCGCTGATGAATATCGGGAAAGGCAGGAGGCGGCATGAAATACGGAAGCGTGTGCAGCGGCATCGAAGCTGCCAGTAAAGCGTGGGAACCTCTCGGCTGGAAACCTGCCTGGTTCTCTGAAATCGAACCATTCCCATCCGCAGTCCTCGCCCATCACTGGCCGGAAGTAACCAATCTTGGCGACATGACCAAAATCGCCGATGCGGTGCGCGCTGGTGATGTCGAAGCGCCTGATGTTCTTGTCGGTGGCACGCCCTGCCAGGCATTCAGTATCGCAGGCTTACGTGAAGGCCTGTCTGACGACCGCGGCCAGTTAACCCTCTCTTACGTGGAATTAGCCAATGCAATCGACGCAAAGCGCCGCGAACGCGGTGAGCCAGAAGCAATCATCGTCTGGGAAAACGTCCCCGGCGTGCTCAGCAGCAAAGACAATGCCTTCGGGTGCTTTCTGGCAGGACTTGCCGGAGAAAGCAGTGAATTGCAGCCAGCAGGGGGAAAATGGACGCACGCAGGTTGTGTGTCTGGACCAGAAAGGGTTATCGCCTGGCGCGTCCTTGATGCTCAATTTTTCGGAGTGGCCCAACGACGCCGCCGTGTGTTCGTTGTCGCAAGTGCTCGAAAAGGATTCGATCCCGCAGCGGTACTTTTTGAGCTCGACAGCGTGCGCCGGGATTCTGCGCCGCGCCGAGAATCGCAAAAGGCAGTTGCCGCACTTACTGCAAGAGGTGTTGGAACGTGTGGCGCAGACGACAATCAGGCACAAGCTGGACATCTGATAGCTCAGTGCGCTAATGGTGACGTTAGCCACACATTAAAGGGTGAAGGGTTTGATGGTAGTGAGGACGGAACCGGGAGAGGTGTTCCAGTTGTGGCTTTCGGCGGTGGAAATACCAGTGGAAACATCGATGTTGCTGCCTGCCTGACTGCGAAAGGCCAGAGAATAGACTTTGAAGTGGAAACCTTCGCAGTGCACGGCACGCAGGATCCAGATACCAACCGAGAACTTGCGCACACGCTCGGACGCAACAACGGACAGGAAAACGCGATAGTTACTGAACCATTCACATTGGCAATCCGTGGGCGATCAGAAGGAAGTACGGTCGAAGTGAGAAATGACGGCACAGCCAACGCGCTGTTGACGCCGAATGGCGGCCGTGCAGGCATGGGTGTAGGGGCTATCGGGTGGGGTATGCAGGTTCGCCGCCTAACACCGATTGAGTGTGAGCGCCTTCAGGGCTTCCCTGATAATCACACCCTGATCGGCTGGCGCGGGAAGAATGCTGATGAATGCCCGGACGGTCCACGTTATAAAGCTATCGGCAACAGTATGGCAGTGCCGGTAATGCGCTGGATTGGTGAGCGCATCGCCGCAGCGCTGCCAGCAGAGAAATTGAATGGTGATTATGGCGGAAGTAAAACCCCGCTCGACCAGCGCGACCTCTGGCGCACTCCACCAGCCCTCTTCGCTGCATTGGATGCTGAGTTCTGCTTTCAGTTGGATGCCGCCGCGGCGCCGCATAACGCGCTATGCCGCAAGTTCATTACAGCCGAGCAGAACACACTGGAAACGCCCTGGGCTGATTATCTGAATGTGCCTGTCTACGTCTGGCTTAACCCGCCATACAGCGACATCACCCCTTTCGTGAAAAAGGCTGCCGCCGAGAGCTCCAATCAGATCGGCACGGTCATGCTGGTACCGGCAGACACTTCGGTTGGCTGGTTTAAGGAGGCTATTCAAACCGCCAGTGAGGTTCGCTTCATCACCGCCGGGCGGCTGGCATTTATTAACCCGGTCACCGGTAAGCCAGTGTCGGGAAATAACAAAGGGTCGATGCTCATCATCTGGCGACCGTACCCGCGTACACACTGCCACTTCGCAACTGTGGACCGGGACGAGCTGATGGCTTTCGGGGTGAAACTTCTCGCCCGCCGGGAGGCCGCATGACGCCAGAAACAGACAACGCCATCCGCGCCGCCTGCCGCCGCTGCACCGAAGAAATCTAGCAGGCAATGCGCAAGAAGCCAAAGCCAAACTGGAACGAAACGGTTCCTCCCATCATCAACAAGCATCACAAGAAAATTGAAGCTCTGGGAGTTAGCCTCCTGGAGTTCGTCGTATACACAGGGCTGATTAATCGCCGCTTCGGAGTGGAATCGTGAAAGTTTATATTGCCGGGCCGATGAGCGGCCTACCTAATTTTAACCGTGCCGCTTTTAACCATGCGCATTTTCATCTCTGGTCGAAAGGCCATATTGTTCTGAATCCCGCCCGTCTACCAGATGGATTAACCCAGGCCGAGTACATGGACATCTGCCTGTCTATGCTTCGCTGTGCTGATGCTATCTACATGCTTGAAGGCTGGGAGCACTCCGCTGGCGCCCGCGCGGAGAATGCCCTGGCCAAGAAGCTGGAAATGGAAATTATCTTCCAGGAAGAGGATCGCGCCGCATGAACAGAGCCTCACCAGTTGATTTGAGAAAAAGCCTCGAAATTGCCAACCATCTTGCGCACATCGGCATTCGCTTTGTGCCGATCCCGGTGGCGACCGAAGAAGAATTCCAGACGCTGGCCGCCGAGCTATCGCGACGGCTTGAGCAGATGGCTGTCGAAGCCGAAAAGAATGAAGGCGGTGCAGCATGAAGGCACTAATCACCAGGTCGCTATCGCGGCCTTTTTTATTGCTGGCGTTCACCTTCAACCGAATTAACAGACAGTTCGCGGAGTGACTATGGAAGATTTTAAAGGCACTAAAGGTAATTGGTCATACAGCAAAGAGACCGGAACAATTCGCGGCGACGGCGGCCTTATCGCCGAGTTACTGATTAATGGCTCCGAAGATGATAACGGCGCGCTCATGGCCGCCGCACCAGATTTACTGGAAGCGTTACAGCTAACCGAGAAAGCAATGGCAGAAGGCCGAAACGTTACATACCCGGAATGGTACGGCGTAATCAACAAAGCCCGCGCGGCCATCCACAAAGCCCTCGGTAAGGAGTGACCATGGCCGATATCATCGATACCGCAGCAGAGATTGAAGAGCTTCAGCGTAACGCTGCCCTTTCCGCTCACCGCATCGACCGTAACGCCGTATCAGCTGAGCGTTGTGAAGAATGCGACGAACCAATTCCCGAGCCGCGACGCGCTGCCGTTCCCGGCTGCCAGACGTGCGCGGAGTGTCAATTTATTTTAGAAAAGAGAAGAAAATTGCAGGGAGGTTGATATGTCTGATTTGAGTCATGAGAGACTTCTGCAACTACTTGAATATGATGAATTAACAGGAGTTTTCATAAGGAAGGTTCGCACAAGCGCGAGTACTAAGAAAGGTGAGCGTGCTGGATTCAATAATGGTGATGGATATCTACGCGTCATGGTTGATGGAAAGAGATATCTCCTTCATCGCCTAGCTTGGTTCTATGTCCATAAACGTTGGCCAAAGAACGTTATTGACCATATCAATGGAGATGGAAGCGATAACAGAATCTCAAATCTGCGTGAGGCAGATTCCGAACAGAACTCCAGAAATTCAAGGCTCAGGGTTGATAATAAATCTGGAGCTAAGGGTGCTAGCTATCACAAGCGAATAGGCATGTGGATTGCCACAGCAAGATTAAACGGCAAACAAGTGCATCTTGGCGCCTTCAAAACAAAAGAAGAAGCCATCTCCGTTTCGAACCAATTTCGAACTGAGAATCACAAAGAATTTTGCAATCTTGGCTCAGCAGAAGACATTAAGAGAAACACACGCATAGCCACAATTGACGGGCTAATCGATGGGTATCTCAAAAAAACAGGCGGCAATTACAAAGGCCTTGGTGCCGCCATCGTCGACTATATCTCCCTTCTCAATAAGCTTGAATGACGCAACTGATAGCCAGTTATGAGCTGGCTATTGGGTGCGAAAGCACTGCATCACATCCCTTGATGTTATTGCCGCCTACGGGCGGCTTCTTTTTGCCTGGAGAAAACCATGAGCGACATTATTCAGTTGGTACCGAATAAATGGGTCACAGAGGAACTTTTAACTGCGACAACCGGCATGTCAAAGCACATGATTCAGCATGCCCGCCGGTCTACCTGGATGGAGGGAAAGCATTATCGCCATGTTGCCCCTGATATGGCACCTAAGCAAAACAGCCCAATCATGTATAACCGCGATGAGATAAACCACTGGATCGAGCACCAAAGCCCAGCGAAACGCCGGAGAATATCTGCTTAAATGTCCTTTGGCACATCAAACGAGGAATGATTATGGCAGCATACCCAACAGGCGTAGAGGTTCATGGCGAATCGTTACGCATATGGTTCATATATCAGGGGAAGCGTGTCAGGGAAAATCTCGGCGTTCCTGACACGCCAAAAAACAGGAAAATGGCAGGCGAACTTCGGGCTTCAGTCTGCTTTGCGATAAAGACAGGCACATTCAATTATGCCTCGCAATTCCCTGATTCATCGAACGCAGAGAAATTCAGCACTGTCAGAAAGCAAATCTCACTACTTGAACTGAAATCGAAATGGCTTGGGCTTAAAGAGATGGAGCTTAGCCTCGGGACGTTGAGGCGTTACGATTGCCACCTCACAACCACTATCGAAACAATTGGTGAGCACAGGTATATCGGCAGCCTGAACACTGAAGATATCCTTAGTGCCAGGAAGGAGCTACTGAACGGCTGGCAGAAGACCAGACATGGCCTAAATCATCCACCCAAAAAGGGAAGAAGCGTTCCTACAGTCAATAGCTATATGGCATGCCTTGGCGGGATGCTGAGCTTTGCTTTCAAAAGTGGCTACCTGAAAACCGATCTGATGGCAGGTATTACCCCTCTCGCAAAAGAAAGACCCATTCCAGATCCTCTTACTTCTGATGAGTATCAGAGAGTGGTTGCGGCCTGCCCAACGCTACAGTTTCAGAATATGGTTATCTTTGCGGTAAATACAGGCGTCAGGCATGGCGAACTAAGCGCGTTATCCTGGGAGGATGTGGATACTGTCAACTGGACTGTTACAGTGTCACGGAACTATTCCCTGAAGGGAAACTTCACCCTGCCAAAAACCAACTCCGGGATTCGAACAATACAGCTGACCCAGCCAGCAATTGATGCACTCAAGGCGCAAATGCCACTGACCAGAATGATGGCATCCCACAAGGTAAGCGTCAGCCTACGGGAATACAAAAAAAAGAGAACCGATGAATGCACCTTTATATTCTCGCCGTCCATTACTTCAATGAACGGTAAGAAGACGATGTGCTACGTCCCCGGATCCATTAATTCAGCCTGGCGCACTGCCCTGCGTCGTGCAGGCGTCCGACAAAGACGGTCTTATGAAACCAGGAACACATATGCGTGCTGGGCACTGGTCGCCGGAGCGAACCCAAATTTCGTTGCGCACCAGATGGGCCATTCGTCAGCGCAAATGCTATTCACGGTTTACGGTAAATGGATGACCGAGAATAACCATGACCAGGTGAGCATTTTGAACGCATCATTTACTCAAAATGCCCCACCGATGCCCCATAGAAAAACCGCATAACCTTAACTATCTGATTTAACATATTAATATCACTTCAATCATGATTCATCTGGAGACTATTAAGTCTTTTAACGAAGTGGCTTGATGTTGGATTGATGTGCGGTAACTTCTGCTATGTTGCCGCGATACGATTTGTCATGTGCAATGAACTAACGTCGTTTCGCGGTAACTTTATGCCCCACCCATGCCCCATCACATCACCGGGGAGTCATCTTCCCTTACTCGGTTGATGAAGAACGTCGCCACTCCCAGCACCTCCACTTCGGCAAGTGCAGCCCCCTCTATTGCCTCTCCATCATCCGTAATGAGCGCCTTGCCCATCAGCTTGGCAAACTGCGTGCGTCCATCACTCAGAATCAGAAGGACATCTCCTTCGCAGGTTTTCACGCATGGTTCGATAACCGCAAAACCAATATCTGTCTCCAGCACTTTGCTATCCGCTCCAATGTTACACAGCACAACAGGTGATAGTTGTTGCTCGACGTAATCCGATGCCGGTGAAGGAAAGCCCATTATTGCACCCTCCCCATGTTACGCAGGATCCAGTATCGGTTATCGCTGTGGTCTGTTGTCTTATCCACAAAGTCTTGCTGGTAACGTTCTATCCATGCATTGGCATCTGACCGGGTAAAGTGCCAGTTGTAGTCACGCAGCTTCTCTATGAAGCTATCGGTCCGAAGGTACTGGTAGCCCTTTGGGTTTAGCTGTATTGCCGCAATAAAGGCGGTCTTTATGTCTGCTGTGCGTGGCATGGTCACCTCACAAAATAACTGTATGCATGTACAGTATAAATTGATAAAAAGGTAGATCAAGTGGCTCTCGCTCTGCTTTTGGTAAGCTTTTGCTGGCGTTTAATTTTTAATTTTGAGTCATCGCGATAGAAATGGTTAGCATCCTTTGGTTTTTACACTTTTGATATCATGCTAGTATTGGGATAATTCTTAATAGATTTCACTTTACAAGGGATTTGAGAATGTCTTCTCTATCGCACCCTAAGTACAGGGCTGACATAGATGGTTTAAGGTCGATAGCAGTTCTTGCGGTGGTTATTTTTCATGCTTTCCCATCGCTTTTACCTGGAGGCTTTGTAGGTGTTGATATATTCTTCATCATTTCAGGATATTTAATATCTACTATTATCTTTAACAATGTTAACACAAGCTCTTTTAGCTTTGTTGACTTCTATATACGCCGCGCTAACAGAATATTTCCGTCGCTGGTATTAGTTCTGCTGTCATGCTGGGTGTTTGGCTGGTTCTCTTTATATTCAGATGAGTTTGCCAATTTAGGTAAATTGATGGCTGGCGGTGCTGGTTTTGTGGCTAACATCGTCCTGTTGTTTGAAAGTGGTTATTTTGATGCCGCTTCAGAGACAAAGATCCTTTTGCATTTATGGAGTCTCGGCATTGAAGAGCAGTTCTATCTTATCTGGCCGGTGCTGCTAATAGCAGCAAAAAGACTCAAGTTTAACTTCCTGTATGTGACGCTATTCTGCATATTAATTTCATTTATATATTCAGTTAAAACTCTTCCAGCTGACCCTACTCTTGCGTTTTACTCGCCATTGTCAAGGTTTTGGGAGCTTTTGCTGGGTGCATTACTTGCATGGATCACAATAAATCAGAAAAAAATTTCTCGTGGTGAAATAAATAAAGGATATGCGCTGCAACATGCAGCGTCATTTTCTGGTGTAGCATTAATCACTTTATCCTTGATATTCGTCAGCAAAAGCAATTTTCCTGGTGTTATGGCTTTAGGGCCTACCATTGGATCAATTCTCATCATAGGCTCTGGTCCTTTCGCCTACTTTAACCGGTATGTATTATCATCTCGTCCACTCGTTTTCATCGGGATAATAAGCTACCCGCTATATTTATGGCACTGGCCGATATTTACATATCTGAGAGTCATCAACGGAACAGAGCCAACATGGTTGGTTATGTCTGCTGCTATCTTAGCCTCTATCGTCCTGTCCGTAGCGACATACTATTTATGGGAAAAACCAATCCGATTTAGTAATAAAAAAGGGCTAACTGCTATCTTACTGACGTTGTCTGTTGCGATCATCGGTTTTTCTGGGTACTACACTTTCACCAGCAAAGGGATTCCGTCACGCTCAACGGTTGAGAACGCCAAGCTCATCAACTCCCAGTTCGTTGGTGCTGAATGGAAATTCTCTAAAAATGATATCTGCCTGAACCGCTATCCATTTGAAGACGCGGATAATTACAAGTGGTGGTTCTGCATGCAGAATGAAGACAAATCACCAGATGTTTTGATTCTTGGAACTAGTTTCGCAAATCATCTATTCCCTGGGCTTGTTGATAATGACCCAGAGCATAAAACATTCCTGTCAATTGGAACGTGCGACCCTTTCCTCGACGAAAAACAATCTGAGTGGATGCCAGCTATCCACCCTTGCTATGGTTCACGTGCAGGCGATCAGTTTAGATTTATCAATAAAGTTATTGAGAATAATAAATCCATACATACTGTTGTGATTGATGGTCTTTCAGTTAACCCTGATAAGGAGTACCTGAACAGAATCGGCAGTTACGTGAAACATCTTAGTGACATGGATATCAAAACTATCATTTTCCTTCCTCATGCGCGGCCTGGTTTTAACACCAAAGCTTGCTTTGCCAGACCTTTCAAGGAGCCTACAAATTCATGTGTAGTGGATGCGGATGAACATAATAAGACTGTAAAAGCATATGATACTTTCGCACATGAACTAAGAAAACAATCACCAAGCACAGTTTTCTTCGATCAGAGCAAAGCATATTGTGATGGTAAGGAATGCCATTTCATAAAAAACAGCCTTCCATTATTCAGGGATGAAGGTCATTACTCATTTTATGGCAGTGACCTGATAGGAAAGGAATTCTACAACTTCATTAGAAAACAAAACTGAGTTAAAGGGGCCGAAAGCGGCCCCTTATTTTTACACCTTGTATGAAATGTTGATTTCAGTCCAACCAGCCGTTGCACTTTTGTACTGCTCTCCCACAACTAACTGTCCATTTGGCCTTGCGTAAACCTGACAGACACCCAAAGCCCCGGCATCCCTGGAAAAACAAGTAGCAGCAACCTGCTGTGGAGGTAGTGCAAAATCAGGAATACTCATGACAGAGGTGTTAGCTGCCCCACCAACAATGGCACCAGTAATGTATACCGTGTCATCAATTCTGGAGACAGTGGGAAGGCCATAAGTGGTTTCTGCGTAAGCCGTTACCCCGCTTGCCAGATTGGCAAGATGCGAGATGGAAGCTTCACTCGGAGATGTAAGCTCACGGGAAAGTGCCGACATAAATGCAGCGGCTATAGCTATTTGCCCCCTTGTGTTTGGGTGGATATTGTCATTCATCCACATATCACTAAACCTGTCAGTGTTGTTAAATGCCCCTAAATACCCGTAGTTTTCCCCAAAGAAATCGTCAGGAAACGCCAAAGCGAATCCATTTGCATCACACGCCCAGCGAAGAACTGCCTGGTATTGAGCGATCTGTACCATGTTTACTGGTGCATTGCCGCCGCCAGTAATAGTGGAAGATGTATATTTAGGGAACATACCAAAAATCGGGAATGCTCCATCGGAAAGAACCTTATTCCCGAAAGTAACAACGTCATTGTAATACTGCGACAACCCAACATTACCCTGACAGTCATTTGTTCCCAGTTGAATGAGAACATAGTCAGAGCCGGTGAAGTTATAGTTAGCAATATTGATAACAAAATCACGAAGACGCCACCCTGAAACTGATGTGTTGGTAACCGATCTGATTCGTCCGATGCCAGGCATGTGCTCGCCATAGGCCTCTAACAGACGCGGCCATTCATTCGATGATCGCGCACCTCGGGTTATGCTGTCTCCGACACAGGTAAGCGTCTTTGGCATTGCATATGGGTTCAGCTTACGGTTTTTATGATGCCCGTACTTGATACGCATACTACCGCGGGCATTCTGATCCATAACTACGATGCCTTCTCTAACAAAAGTGCTCGAAGTGCTCATTGTATGAATCAACTTACCGTTTAAGGTAAGCCCTATTTTTCTAGCATCAAGCATGCGCACGCCTGCACGTACCCCATTATTAGCACCAGCCTTAATGATTTCAGCAGGATGATATACAGTTATCGTTCGTACGGTGCTGTTACCATTAGTGAATACAATGTTCGTGCTATCAGTATCGGCAGTTGTAGTAGTAATGGTCATGCGCATACCCAGGGTTGTGCTCGACCCGCCAGCATGCCCCAGCATTTTTGCTCCTACAAAGATAGTCCCTGAGGATCCATTACCAGAATTCTCCAGAAGTACTTCAAACTCTGACCCTGTTTTAAGCGCGAAGCTAACACCCTGCCATGAAGATCCTGCAGCCGCTGCATCTGACCAGAAAATTTGGTCAGCCTGAATTGTCATACCCGTACCAGTGTATGTGTAGTTGATACCAGATGAGTTGACATCAAGAGAGCTATACTGAATTGCGCGCGCGGTTTGCGTAAAGTTCATTGGTAGCGTTTTCGCTCCAATTCCGTTCACTGCCGTGGCGATAGCAGTTGCGATTGCAGACTTTAGATCGTAATCATTCGAGCCGCGTTTAGTGGTGTAATCAGTACTTGAAGTAGGCGTGGTCTGGTTAAAAACAACGTCACTTTTAAGGCGTGGTTTCTTACCTTCGTCGTCGTTCGTTGCTCCATTATGGATGACAACTCCGGGGTCTGAAGAAATCCATGACTGCGCCCAGTTATACGAGTACGCCGCATCAATCAGATAGTGAGCGCTCGTCCAGCCGTCAGGCAAAGGGAAATGAATAACGCCGTTCGTGCCAACGCTTGCCTGAGCTTTAGCAAACATAGCCGCGCTGTCAGTCATTGAGCCGGAATAAGCAGCTTCAGGACGAATACCAAAAACCCTGGCGTCAAAGACATTACCTGACTGCTGAAGTATCCAGCGCCCTGTCGTTACGCCATTGGCTGCAACCACCCTGCCGCCATCATCAGTGGCAGTCGATGTCGCAGACCAGACATATGTCTCCAGTTTGCTGGCAGGGCGATCAGCGTAATAACCAAGCAGCAGGATTTTCTGCCCGTCATACTCAGGCACAACAGTTCGCAGTTCTGTCATGCTTGAGCAGGAGCCAATTAACTTAAATCCATCCTTCGCAGACACCTGCCCTCGCAAAACAGCATCACCAACGCTCAACCATTTACCCGGTCCGATCCCACCAGTAGATTCCGGTGTTGAGTTAGCAGGAACTACCTTTGGTCCGCCAGCAAACGAACCCGTCCATTTGTAATAGCTGTTATCTGCTGTATTGAATAAAACCTCGTTAGGATTATTCAGGGTAGCGCCAGTTGTGAATGTAACACCTGTAAGCGGGACGTAGCCAAAGGCATTCATCACCTGCTGGGCAAGATAATTAACACCTTCGATGGTGTAGTGTTTAACTCCGAAACGGTCGGTATATGTCCAGCCCATCGATGTAACGTACTCATCGATTTTTCCGGCATTAAACTTCAGGTCGATAGGTGATTCACTTGGAACTGGCAGATTTGTTGGTGTAGTGGCCATATATTTTCCATAAAAAAACCCGGCGCAGTGGCCGGGTTGGGATTGTCGGGAAATGTCTTATTGGTAGATGGCGTCGCTGTATTCCGCGACAGTCAGGGAGACTGTGTTATCGGTGTTCGGTTTGATGCTGTTGACCGTCCATAGCTGGCTGTCCAGTTCCTCCACCGTCGCAATGAGATAACGCGACGGGAGTTGCACTGTATCTCCGTTCCAGATGTTGAGTTGAATGTCTGGTATTGCTGCAGTAAATCCGTACTTCGTGTCGCTGCGGGCCGCCGCAGGATAGCGCAGTGTCGGGTTGCCCAGGCTGTCGGTCACAAGCACATACATTGAACCGGTAAACGTGATCGGCTCGCTGGTATCGAAGTTATTCCCGGCGCGGCCGGTGATGTAACCCTGCTGCTGGTTGCTGTCGTAAATATCAGCTATCTGCACGACGCTACCGACCTGGATAATACCGTCCTCAAACACCTTTGCGTTCATTTTCACCCTGGAGTAGATCAGGCGTTTCGTTTCTCGCAGGGCACGCTCCCGCGCCTGGTACTCATTTCGGAAGCCGACTATCTCCAGTTTGTTCGGGTTCTCCGCTTCCTGTTCGACGATGACGCCGTTCAGCACGCGGTAGTTGATGTACGTCTTGTTGTTCGTTGTAGGGTGGACGTATGACACCTGCACGCCGTCATAACCGCCTGGCAGCGTGGCCTCGTACGTCATTTTGTACTCGTCCGTCTTCATGTTAGCCCGGTTGAATACGGCAGCCGGGTAATCAACTTTTTGGTCCCGGGTAAACGTCAGCACGCCGTCGTCCCAGTACGCCACCACAGACGCCGCATTGCAGATCGCCTGCACGCGGTCACCAAGCGAGTCGTTCTCGTCGTCGAACGTGTAGTCGAAGTAACCCAGGCGCTCATCAGGCAGGCTTTCAGCGATCGAGTACAGTCCGTACAGGTCAATGCTGCTTACCGGCTGCTCGCCCATAACCAGCCATGTGTGCGCCACCGCATCAGCGAACGAGCGCGAAGGACGCAGCGTGTAATCCACCGTCTGCGTGTCAAGGTTGTATGTGATTGTGTGCCGGGTCACCAGCGCGTTATATTTGCGCTCGCGGCTACCCAGCGCGTTCTCGGTCGCCCTCACTTTCACCCGCACCAGCGTGTCTGTAGGATGAACGACGTTTGTCCGGATGTTGATGCTGTGGATCTCTTCGACCTTCAGCAGACTTGCATCGCTGGAGTTATCTGTGCGCTGGAAGCTGACCGCGTATTTCCCAAAGCCCCCTGAAGGCGTGATTTTGTCAGTGCGGTAGAACACCTCACTTGTGGAATCATGCGGGGTCGTCTGCCGGTATGTGAAAGTCTGCTGGGTGCCTGGCACCTGGTTATAGTCGTCGTCGATTTTCCAGATGACTACCTTCCAGTTCGTTTCCTTATTTCCTCCAAGGCTGGACTGGGTATGCAGCCACAACTGCGTTGACTCGACAGGGGAGAAGAACGGTCCGACGATCAGAGCCTCGTTGTCATTGAGGATGAACTTCGTGGTGTTTATCGTCGCGTTGGCCGGGATATCCTGTGGACCATCAAGCTGGTTCATCGTGAAGGTGTACCAGCGAACCGGGTTAACCACCGCGCCGTCGTTTGTTTCGACAGCGGAGATCAGTGTGCCTGAGAATGTTGCATCCTTCGTTACACTGCCAGATGCGGTGTTGTACGTCACGTTTATCGTGAAGGTCACTGCATGCGGAAGTACGAGCCCCATGAAGTAATCGAACTCGGCCTGTTTAATGATTTTCATCGCAATCTGGCCGCCGGAATACGTTCCGCTGACCACTGTTGTTGCGGTGGCTGTTTCGATAGGGAAGTCGCTGGCTTCGTTCTGCCCGGGAACCTCCTGCCCGTCGACATCATCGAACCCGTACCCCTCGACGATCTGCGGGATGACTTCGCCCGGCTGGAAGAACTGGAATTCCGCACCAGCCAGAGAGCCCAGGCTTGATTCTGAGTAGCGCACAGACTCGTAATCGTATTTGCCGATCCCGATGCACATCCACTCTGTGACGTACTTCAGGCCGCCGTCGGTAGACGTCTGGTGAACGTATTCGAATACCGACTCCTGAATCAGGTCCGGGAACGAACGAATCTGTCCGTAGATGTCCGGCTTGGCTTTGTAGACGCGTGCGGTGTTTGTCTGACCGGTCAGGCTATTGTTCGGTGAATCGACGGAGTTGCCGCCGTTATTGGCGATTGCAGGCTTCGGTGCCAGGAACGAAAACACCTGGCCCACTACTTTAAAGATCGGGCTCAGGATGTCGCCGACAATACCCTTTGGCTGGTCGAATATCTGGATGTGGTCAAGCTCGCTCAGCTCAAACGCCAGCTCATCATCGTCGCCCAGCTTTACGCCGTTGCGGACGATCAGCAGATCGCGGTGAAAGGTAGCGTCATTTGCCGCCAGCCAGTCATAAAAAAGGGTGCCTTTTGGCACCCTGCAACGCAGCTTAGGCGTTCCTGGAAAATTCGATATCTCAACCAGCGCCATATGAAAAGTACTCCACTTTGGTAAATGCACGCTGAATGACCAGCAGTGAGTCCATGCGCACGCTTCCGTTCTCGCCGCGCGAGTGTAACGCCATCCGGTTCAGTACCAGGCCAACGTGTGCCGGTTGCGCGCCCCGGTACCCGACGAATATCCCGCCATCGACAGGTTTATCGACCTGGCGCCAGAAAACGACGTCACCCTGATAGCAGGTGAAGAAGTCCTCACCGGCTTCGTAGTCCGGCGTCTGGTGCAGCTCAATGCCGAGAACGTGCCGGTAATACAGTACGCATAATCCCCAGCAATCCACCATCTCGAACGAGCAGGCCCGGTTAGCCCAAGGCACGCCGATCATCTTCCGAATAAAATCAGAGGTACTGAAGTCCCGTGTATTCGACTGGATCATAAAGGCGACCGATGTTGTTATTTAATGGGTTGGTAATGGAAAGGGTTACAGATGCGGCATCTGAATCAACGTCAACAGTCTTCACAAAAAGCGTCCAGTTTTTCATAGGCGCAGATGTATCTCCGCTATCGAAAATCTGCCTGGTAGCCGTGACTGGTGACAATCTTGAAACCCCTTTCCATTTTTTCATCAGCGTTTTGATATCTGATGAAAGCCGCCCCAACTTAACAGTGGCGTCGATCACCGGCGTGCCGCTCTGCTGACTCTCTTCGATTTCAAAGCGCGCAGGCTTGTATACCTGACCTGCAAGCGTTTTTTCGAAGAACTGTTTGTCTACCAGACGCACATAACCGAAGGAAGGATGGTAAAAGGTAATTGTGTCGTAACTGCCGCGAATCGGCCGCTGTTGCTTGTACTCCCTTAGGCTCGGCATTACGGCACCCTCGGCAGTGATTCCGGATCGCGCCCGTCCGGATAACCAGTGACAACGATATCCAGCCATGAATCCCACGGCGGCGGCAGCTCAACAATGATGTCGTCGAACTCATCGTCGGCGTTGTACAGATGGTTAGCAATTACGGTTCCCGTCCAGGTCACCACTCCGCCGTCGATACTGGTTTGCACCGGCATCTGCGTGAAGTGAAGCTCCTGCTGCTGGAGACCGCTGCCGCCTAGGTTGATATTCATCCGGAACCAGTTCAGGCCCCGGTTGAGATAGTTTGGGCTGCGTAGCCACTGCTGGAATGCTCGCTCCTGTGCCAGAGTGAAGATCCACGTCAGTGACCATGTCACTTTCAGGTCGTCGGTTTGATTCTCGAAGATTGCCGGTCCGACCGCTGGCTGATCGGTCTGGAACCCGGTATCGAGAGTCATGTTTTTGCTGGCCTTCTGAGCCAGCGGCAGCCAGTCTGGATAGTCGATAATTGGCATCAGCCCTGACCCCTTGGCGTGCGTTTGGCAGTAGTATTTCCTGTGATTGCCTGACTCATAATGCCCCCATTGTTCATATCGGCAACGAACGCCTCGACAGTCAGAGTATTTCCAGCTTGCGTGGCTCTGGCGTCATACATATGCTGTCCTGATGACATATCATTGAATATGACGCTAACCTGAATTCCACCGCCTCCGGCAGTCATGTCCTTATTGCTGATCACCCTGCCATTGTCGCCCGGTATCATGTACTGCTTACCGGTGCTGGCCTGGTAAATCTCCGGCATTCCGCCTTCGCCGACCTGGTACATGCTGCCAGCAGATACAGGTCCACCGTTCTTCCTTGCGCCAGCAACCGCCAGCGTCTTCGACAACCCTACGGTTGAAGCTATCCCGGCCATTGCGGGAACAGAGTTCGCACCGAATGATGCCAGACTCGCAAGGGCAGCTGCTGGAGCCCAGGCCGAAGCGAGAATCGCCGCCTGAGATGCTCCAGCAGCAGTAGCTGCTGCGCCCAATGTCTGACCGATAATGAAGTTTTTGAGTGCCTCAACCCCAACCTGGACTAGCGCATTGACCACGCTGTTCAGCATCGTATTCCCGAGCGAACGCATAGCATCCTGCGCTGACATCGTTCCGGTGATCAGCCCGGTTAACGCATTGGATGCATTGCCTGAAAACGCATCCACCGCGTTTGTCAGCATTTCATAACCAAGACCTTGCTGGCTGAGCAATTGCCACTGAGCGGCTGTCATCTGCTCATTGAACTGGTTTTCCTGCGCAGTCTTTAAGGCAAGGTACTGGGCATCGGTAGCTGCTTTTGCAGCAACGAACTGATCGTAATTTATTTTCCCTTTTTGGTAACTTTGCTGGAGTATCGCCTGTTCCTGCTGCTGATATTGCTGCATCAGGGCTAACTTCTGGTTATTTTCGTTCACCAGTTGCTGTACCGGGTCAACTTCGGCTCGGGCAGAAGCTACCGGATTGACTGTGGCCTGGGCGTTAATCTTGGCGAGGTTATTCTGGTGCTCGAGCGCCATTTTCTCCGTGGCAGCGTTATACTCCTTGAGGTCTATTTTCCCAGCGTTCAGTGCGGCCTTCAGATTTTGCATGGATTCGGCGTAGGATTTATTCTCCGCCTGCAAAGGCATTGCATTAAGTGCTTCCGTAACCCCTTTAGCTGCCGCTGATGCATCCCATGCTTTTGCTGCATATTCACCGGCCTTTTTGATTTGCTCCTGGGTTGCAGAATTACCCAGTGACTGCTGAGCACGTAATATAGCCTGCTCTCTGCTTAGCTCCTCAGTTGAATCAGCTGCCAATTCTGACTGCTGACGCAAATTTTCAAGCTTATTTGCAATTGATTCGGACTGCGCCTCAGTTTTCTTGCCAGTTTTATTGCTTTCCTTTCTTGCCTCGGTTATTCGGTACGTCTCCGCATATTCATCCTGAAGGGTCTTGATGCGTTTCGGATCCGTAACCCCAGCATCGGCAGCATCATACTGAGCTTGAAGTCTTGCTCTTGCCTCTCCTTCCAGTTTGGCTAGAGCGAGCCTGCGCTCAGAGTTTTTCACCAGCTTTGATGTTGCTGCATCGTCTCCGCTTGTTTCGGTCTTGAACCCTTGGTTGTTCTTAGCATCCCTTGCTGCTTTAGATCTGATGTGAGCAATTTCACCTTCGACCTGCTTTAACTGAACTGCGGCCTGCGCACGACGAGCCTGGAACACGGAGTCTGTCTCATACCAACGCTGACCATCTTTAAGCTCGGAGTTTAATTCTTGCTGTAGCTTGATAAGCTTCGGCATCCTGGCAGCATCACCGACATTTTTATTGTAGTAATTAAGATTATCAGCAACACTTTGCATCAACCCCGCCAGGGTCGAGGTTAAGCCAATCGCATTATTGATGTCGTTAATGGCGTTTTTAAATGCTACGTCCAGACTATTTTTCGCCCTGTCGATATTGACAGGCATCTTGTCGAACTCTTCGTTAACAGACTGGGATTGTTTTTGAATAGCGTTAAGGGCATCTTCAGCCGTTAACTTGCCCTCCAGCATTCTCTTGCGGAGATCACCAATCGATATTCCAAGTCCAGACGCAATCTGGCGAGCAAGCTCTGGCATTTGCTCAAGGATGGAGTTGAACTCTTCGGCTCGTACAGTGCCGCCAGCGATTGACTGCCCGAACTGGCGAAGTGCGTTAGCCATTTCCTCAGAGGATGAACCGCCTATGGTGCCTATCTTTTGAAGCGTAGAAGTAAGAGCAAGGATCTGGGAGTTTGTTGCTCCTGCGCTTTTTAATGCTGTGGTTAGTGATTCCCACAAACGCTCTGTTTCAGAAAGGCTGTTACCTGTTTGTGATGCAATAGCTGAAAGAGCTGACATAGTCTCTTTCGCTGTATCAATACTTGGGCTGAGCCTGGTGATTCTGGCCTGCAAGGTGGCCATCTCATCACCAATCGCAATGAGCTTTTTGGCTGCATCGATGGTGAAAGCTGCGGCAATCGCCACCCCGACCTTATTGAGCGCGCCCTCAAAACGTCCTACAGACCGAGAGGTTGAATCAAACTTACCCTCCATCTGGTCTAAACGTTTATTTACCTGCTTCTGAGCCTGAATAAGGCCTGCAACATTAGCCTCAATGTCGTAATAAATCTCACCCGCTTTTTCAGCCATCATTAGCTCCGGCAATAAAAAACCCGCCGAAGCGGGTTAACTTTTTCTTTTTGAGGACTTTTCGCGCTCAATCATTTCCTGCCAGCGGCGATCGTCATCGTCCATAACAGCATCATACTCTTCCCTGGTGAAGCCTTTCTGGTCAGGATATTTGGCGTTAAGCATCATGGCGAATTCGGTCATGGTAAGGTTTTCAGCCTCTTCCCTGCTGATCCCGAAATGGTTGCGCGCCGCCATGATGTATTCAGTCGCATGAAACTCCGGTGTCGTTTCCTTGCTTTCGTGCTTCTGCAACTTACGAACCTTGGCCCGTCCGATAACGCCATGCATGATCAGCGACTGAGCTATCAGAATCAGGTTCTCAGGCGGGAGAGTGCCACGGCGCCATACAAACGTTCGCCGTCCAGTGCGTGATGGCTCATGCCAGCCTGTCAGCTCTGAAACGTCCTCGTCACAGCAGGACTGGATGACATTAATGGCCGAGAGAAGCGCCTCACGCACAAACGCGGCAGAGCCTGCTGCATCAAGTGCCCACCGAGGCAGGGAAACATCGCCGAAGTAATGAGCGTAAAATCTGCGCTGATGCTCTGGTATCGCACTGTGAATCTCTCGCGCCGCTTCAAGCATCTTTGCCACATCGTCATTGAACAGCGCATAGAAGGTGCGGACGATATGCTCTGGCTCGCCGATCCGAGTCATGTTACGGAACGATGGCCGGAAGAAGTATTCACGGCCGCCAGCACCAATCAGGCACTCGCCAATCTCTTTCAAAGGTGTCATATCGTTCTCCATAACCAGTATCAAGGGCAGCACGCCGCCCTTTGTAGTGATTACGGCGCAGCAGTCACGGTAACAGCGCAGGTATCGGTGAAGTCACCATCTGCGGTTGTAGCCGTAATAGTCGCGGTGCCGGCGGCGACTGCTGTTACCAGGCCGGTTGAGCTGACAGTGGCGATAGATGCCGCCGAAGTCGTCCAGGTGATCGCCTTGTTAGTCGCATCGGTTGGCTGAACTGCACCGCTCAGCTGCTGGGTTGCGCCAACCACCAGAGATGCAGTTGCAGGGGTAACTTCAACGCCAGTGGCCGCGATGGAATCAGCGACTTCAAACACAACGGTGTCGGCGTCGTAGACCTTCCACTCTCCAGAGAAGGTGGAGATATCGTTGGTACCGAAGTCACCAGACCATGAAGTTGTGTTCATGTAACCCTGGATGTAAGTACCGGCGTTCTCACCCGCGAAGTCGAAACGAACCCACAGGTTAGGCTGACGGCCTGCCTGTACTTCGTCAAAGATGTACTTCGACAGACGCCACGCGCCGATCTCGTTATCTTTGTCAGACTTACGAAACTCACCTTCACCGGAGATCGTCAGATCCATGTTGTTGACCAGGTTCTCCACCAGCCCTTTAGCATCATCTGCCTCGGAGTTGATGGTATTCATCGAATAGTCGATACCCTTGGTCGTCATAGCGCCGAGACGCTTCCACTCGGAAAGCGCTGGAACTGCGTCGGGGCAGCCAAAGGCCATGCGTAGCACAGCTACTTTCCCGATCAGCTTGCCAAAATCATTAGCACAGCCTTGCATGTGTACCTCTCAAATAAAAAAGGCCGCCGGATGGCAGCCTGATGGGTTGGTGATTGGGTTATTCGCCGTAGACGCACATGAACTGGAGTCTGAAGACCAGGCGCCCCTCTTCGGTCAGGATGGGTGCAGGCATATTGCCGAGGTTTTGAATAAGGCCAAGGCATTCGTCGTTAATGTCGTTCTGTTCGACATAATTGATGATTTCCTGAGCCTTCTCAGCGGCTGCGCGGCGCTTATCTTTGGCGGAAATGACATCCACCAGCACGTAGTGATCAGAACCGAGGTCATTTCGGATGTCGGTACCGCCGTTAGGCCGGAACACGATGAAAGCGTCGGTTAACTTCGTTGTGTCGTCCCACGCCAGCAGCTGAACGATGAATCCAGTGGTAAGCCCGGCATCAACGAAATAGTTACGCACGCGCTCATACATGGCTGGTGTCATACTGAAAGCTCCTTGCGCATCACGGCATCAATCTGGCTGCGGGCGTCTTCAAAGCCTTTGGTGAGGAACTCTTTCTGCGCGGTGGCACGGCGAAATGTTTGCGGCACATTCGGGTCGTGAACGAAAACAGCGTAATTCGCCGTGTAACCCACACGACCTGTCAGCCGAACGCCGCTGTTTATCAACTCCCGATACTGGCTATTAAGCAGCGTTGAGGTGTCGATCGGCGTATAAAGCGCGGCCTGAGAGCTGCCGATTATCATTGCTGACTGTAGCGACCGGACAATCTTTCGCCCTTTCACGTCGTTTATGATGCGGTTGAGCCCGGCTTTAGACTGCTTAACGCCACGCACTTTAATGCCCATGGCTACACTCCCGTCAGGATGGCGTAATCATCCGACAGCCGCTCGAACGTGTCGGCATAGCGGATAACCTGCCGCACCTCATCGGCACCAGCCACAACCGGGTCAGCCTCGGTAGAAACGCCAATCAGCAGATAATCACCTGCGGCCGCCAGCGCAAACTCCGTCCAGACGGTATTCTTCACGACGATTTCGGCGCCAAGACTGGCTAACTTCTTGCTGAGCCCGCCCTCGTAATCACAGAGTATTTGCTCAGGTTCGGCATAGCCCAGCGGGTCGCCGTATTCGTCATTGCCTTCAAGCTTGCGCCAGATGGTGGCTGTCGCGGTGTAACTCCACGAAGCAATACTCGACATCAGCCCTCCTTCCAGCGCAGCACCTTCGCGCCAGTCGCCCGGATGCGCGGGCAGTTGATGTGCCACTCCCCGTCCGATTTCACGTAGCCAGTAGTCTCCCGCCCGGTGTCGGTCATCACCCATACGCGGGTGAACGAACGCGGCAGCCCGTGCTTAACTGATTTGTACGTCATCACTTACTCCAATAAAAAACCAGCCGTAGCGGGTTTAATTAGCCTTACACGTTCCTAGCAAATTCGCCGTGAAGGGATGATCTCGTATTTCTCAGCCACTCTTCGACTTCGTGACGCGATTTAGATGAAAAATGATTGCGTACACCTTTAACCTGAACACTGCCTCGCCATGCTGCGTCCGCCTTGTTCCAAGTCAGCCCCTTAACGCCGGTGGTATTTTTAGCGCTGCGTTTTTGGTTTTGAAGATTTTCTGAGACGCTGGCAACTCGTAGATTGCTAATATCATTATTGACCCTAACCCCGTCAATGTGATCAATCTGCAAGCCCTCGGGTATTTCTCCATTGTGGAGTTGCCAAACAATGCGATGAGCGGCTATTTCTTTGCCGTTAAGCTTCGTTCGGTAATAACCATAGGAACTTATGGACCCTACTGGATCGCCTGCTTTTATTCTTCGACCAACATTTATTTTCCATCTAAGAAATGACGGTGAGGTCGGGTCATATGAAAAATATTCAGATAGAATATGGCTAGCCATGCTCGTTACCTCCATAACGACGATGTGGTTAGAGCCGAATCCATGTTAGCGCATGATTCGGCTTGTTTATTTTACCACCAACTGTTTATTCAAACAGTATTAATCGTCGTTATTTTTGGCAAAAACATCCGCCCTTACCGATCCAGATACCAGCGAATGCCGGGGTGGCGGTAGGGTCGGCAGGAATAAGGGAGGTTGCACAACCGTACTTATCCAGCCCGCGCAGCAGGTTCACTGATGCTTTCCAGCGGTCGGTGAACGACTGGTACCGGAATGAGCGCGACGCCCCGCTTGGAGCCGTCTGACTGGAGATGTATTTGTCCCCCTGCCCGAGCCCCATAAGCGCCAGCAGATAGAGCTGAATCAGTAGCGCTGTAGCTGGTGAGTAGTGCGCATCGAGGCATTCCTGAATGCTATTGGCCTGCTCTACGAGCGCCTCTAAGATGAAATCAGGCAGCGTGATACCGACTGACTTCAGATATTCCTTGGCCTGTTCTGTGGTGATCATGCGAGCCTCTGACAGCCCTCCGGAGAGGGCATAAAAAAACCGCCTTAGCGGCGGCTGTTATTCAGCAGGGAAAAGCTTTTCGAGCTCGCCGTCAGGCAACAGCTCACTGAGCTTTTCAGCGCCCAGGGTGCCTTTAAACTCAATCCCCAGCTCAGTAAGGCGGTCCTGAATAATCTCCTTGCGAGATTTCTCGCCAGTACCGGCACCAGGTGTCGACGGGGTAAGTTCTCCGCCTGCCTCACCATTCATGAGACGGACGTTAGACTTCAGCGCCGGGTGCACTTCTTTCAACTCCACCACGTCGCCAACCTTAACGCCGAACCACGCGCGCACAACTTCGTATTTAGCCATGCTGTTTCCTTACGCCAGGTTGGCGCCGTAGACAACGCCGGACAGGCCCTGATCGTCTGCGGTAATTTGCAGACCTTCAGCAGACATGATCTGGAAGTTGTAGTTAACGTTAGGCAGTGGGCGCGGAAGCGGAACAACGCCTACAGCCATACCCACCAGTGGGGAGATCACGTCACGGCGACGAACATACGCGATAAACTCGTTACCGGTCAGCGCGAAGCTCATGCGGATTTCTTTCACCGGCGCGAACGGCAGAACCGCCTGCAATACAGTGCCGCTTACAACGCCATTCACCACGTACGGCTGCGCCAGGTTTGCCCAGATTTCCGGGGAAACCCACATCACATCGTATGCGGCGACTTTGTTCGTGCGTGCGGTGGTACCGAATGCGCCTTTACCGAAGAACGCAAAGAGCGCGGTCATGTCAGCGGTGGTAAGGTCGATATTCGCGCCACCAGCACCGGAACCGAGGTTGATCTTCTTGGTGTTTCGGTGGTTCTTAATTCCCTGCGCCGGGTAGGACTGAACCTGAATTTTTGAATCGCCGTTGAGGTAGTAGTTGACGCGCTTCTGGTTGAACTTGCGCATCTTCGCCATCTGCGAATCCAGCACCAGATCAATGCCTACAGAGTTAAGGCCAGCAGCATGACGCCAGTTAACGCCGTAGCCAGCAGTGAACACTGGAATCGGGTCGCCGTCGCTCGCGTAGTCAGTGTGGTCGAAGGAGAACGGCGCCTGACCATCGATGCTTACTGACACGTCATCGGCGATGTCGCCAACCACGTTATACAGCTTGGCGGTTTTACCGACCGGCAGCACCGTCTGAACTCCGATCAGGTCGTTCACGATTTCCATGCCAACTTCCTGATCCCGAAGTTGCAGCACCTGGTTGTCAATCTCAGCCCAGAAGTCACGGGAGAAACCGCCAACGGCGTTACAGGCCAGCATGTCAGGCGTCATGATTGCGCGGTTAGCCGCAATGATGGAATCGTTCTGTAGGTTCCACATGTTGCGGTTTGCCCACAGCTCACTCCAGTGCCCGCCAAGGCGGGAGTTAGTCGCCAGCGTCTCTTTTGAGAAGTACATATGTTTTTGTCCTTTTGTTACGCGCCAGCAGCGGCGGCAGTGCCAACGCGCATGCGCACGCGGATGAAGTCGGTGGTGCTGGCCGCGATGGTGTATTCATCCTGGCTGTATCCGATCACTGAATCAGTGTCATCGGTTGCCAGGGTAAACTGACCGGCAGTACCCAGCTTGATCGGGCTGTCTTTTTTATACGCACCAGGCAGGCAGCGCAGCGCCAGTTCACGACCTTCTTCGACGTAATTGCCGACAGCCGAATCACCGGCAGGGATTGATTCGGTGATGGTCAAGCCCTGGTGATAACCGACATCGATGATGTACAGGCGTCCGGTTAGCGCAGTGGCCTGAGCGAATTCATCGGATGAGTTGATGGTTGCGGCGGTACCCGGAAGTAGCGCTGCGGCCGTAGTGCGAGTTTCGGTCTTGTACAGAGACTGACCGTCGATATTAACGCGACGATAACGTGGCATTATTCCGGCTCCTTACTTGAAGTGTTCGTCTGCGGCAGGTGCGCCGGTTTCTTTGTGCTGTTGAGCATTGTTGGCGCCCAGCGGAGCAGCTTCGCCCAGCGACTTGAACATTGCGTCCAGCGCATCACCAGAAAGCGCGTTGGCCACGATGTCGCCATGGACCTTGGCAACCGCATCACGTTTGGCTTTCTCTTCAGCGCGTGAGTTGGCGGTCAGGGTGTCAGCGAGTTGCTTCTGGTTGGCCTGTAGCGCATCAACCTTTTCCGCGAGAGGCTTAATAGCCGCTTCAGTATTGGTCGCAACAGCCTGGCCGATCATGCTGCCGATTTGTTCCAGTTCTTCTTTGGTTAAAGGCATGTCGCCCTCCGTTTTGTGGTTTGGTGCAGGCTGTTCCTGCGGTGTGAATAGAGCTTTGAATTTGTTAGCGACGACTGCCACCCACGACTCCTGGCGCGCTACTGCGGTGCCGGTATCGTCGATAGCGATCTTCCCGCCATCAGCGGAATAGCCGTAAACCTGCGCATCGCCGCCATTTCGCACGATAACTACCTGCGAATCAGTGAAGTCAGCAACCCAGGCATATTCATCCGCGCCCGCCGCAAACTTCGCTTTGGCTGCGCGATCAAGACGCTGTTCGCGCTCCCGGTAGGATTCACCCACCAGCGCGCCGGAGTTCGCTTTAAGCGGCTGCGCCAGATCGGCGTTTACCATCAGGCCAACGCCCTGCTCAGGGGTGGCGGCTCCGACTTCGTGCAGCAGGATCGCGTCGTGGTCCATGCCGTGGATATCAGCTACCCACTCGGCACCCGTAGCGCGTTGTTGCTCGTTCGGCTCAAGCTGGTCGAGGAATGCGGCCACACTAGTATGAATCGGTGGGACGTCTTCACCACGCTCAATGGCAGCGACACGTTCAAGCAGTTCTTTACCGCCTTCTGACTCACTGGCGCGGGCCACATCAACCCACTTTTCGAGGTAAATACGATTGCCGGACTTCTTAACGTTGCGGTTCCATGCTCCGATATGGCCTGCGTTAATCCCCTCTGGCGAGAAAGCAGAAACGAACTGACCGTTAACCTGAGGGTGGCCCAGCGGCGCCAGGGTGCCTTCCAGGCCCTGATAGTGGGCGTCGATTTGCTCCTGTGTGTACAAGCCGCCATTCATGACGACGTTCGCCGGAAGCGTATAACTAGGCAGCACAAGATGTTCACGACCGTTATATGTTTCTCGCCGGATAGACTGGCTGTTCACCTTCGTGGTGATATTGACCTGCATTGGCATGGTTAAACCTCAAGCTGCCTTTTTGCAGCAGTGACAAACTGAATGATTGACCTTCATCTTTTTCCAGTGGCTGTCGAATTCCTTCTTAGCCATTTCGATGACGTTCGGATAAAGCGGCTTACCATCCGCATCAACAAGCACTTCAACTTGGCCGCATTTGCAATTAATTGCGTTAGCATCAACGGCGTACCAGTCCCTGACCTCTTGAACCGTGTATGTATGCGCATGCCTAAGGGCGTGCTTTATTCGCGTCGTGGGGCTTAATGCTGAAAGGTGAAGAAGCCTGATATTTAAGCCGAGATCATCCATCGATGATTCAGTCTCATCCCATCGGGCCCGGCGAAGCGCGGTAGTCACTTCAGTTCGCGCTATACGATTCGCCCGGCGCTTCTCGATGCCGGTCTGCTCCGTAAGGTTACGGGCAATATCCAGCGGGTTCAGCCCGCGCCCCACTCCATCAGTCAGCACGCGCGCCATATCTCGCTTAACGTCAGCAGTCAGCCCCTTCATTTCCTCAAACACACGGGCATGCACCAGCGCCATGCGTTGCTGGTATGGGTCGCTTGCGAGGATTGACGCCAGCGACTCACGCCCGGCTGCGTACACCGGTGATTGCTGACTGAGGTTGTAGAACGACTGCCCGGTCCCTTTCTCCGAAGCCAGATCGATGTACTCGTAAAACCACAGGTCGTAATCACCACCCTCAAGCAGCACCTGATCAACCAGGTAACTGGCATCGTTCAGGATGATGGAGAGTAGCGTTGGGTTTAGCTGGTATTCGTATCTGGCGTTTACTGCGAGGGAGGAAGGTATTTTGTCGAGTGCTGATTTGTACGCTTTGCCAATCTTATTCATCCGCCTGGCGAAGTCTTTCATTGCCCGGCGTTCCAGCGCATCGGATCCGGTCGGATCCTGGTAGTTACGCGGCAGAATAGGTGGCTTAGTCTTCTTCGTCGCCATCCTCTTCTCCTAACGGCTCTTCATCGTCATTGTCATAGCCCGCAGCCGTGCGAATCTCTTCACGGCTGAATGCTGGTTCGTCACCGCTGCCCTGCATTGTCTGGTTAATCTCTCCCATGGTCTTAGCGTTGGTGAGCTTCTCAGTACCGGTCTGTTCGTTCAGGTCATCCCAGATAACAGTCTTCTGGCTTACTGAGTCGACGATCTGCAGGTCGATAAGCTTGTCGCAGAAGTCATCTATTTCAAAAGACAGGTCCACGCGGCGCGACTGGCAACGAGAATTAAAGTATTTCTGGTCTTCGGTGCTGGAGCGCTCGGCCTGCTGATTACCAACCAGAATGCGCGTCGGGATATCAACACCGGCGGCAGCGGTTTGCAGGTTGACGTTATAGGTCGCTGAAGGATCCGCTACCGCAGTGACCAGCGGTGTGACTGTAGCCGCTTGGGTTGTCATCAGAACATCGTTGCCACGGTTCATTTCCCCGGCAACTTCGTTAAACTTATCCTGCAAATCGTCAATGCTCACGCCATAAAGTGACGCAAGATTGTTGAAGTCGATTTCCTTCTCAAAGTTGACATTAAGCTGGCGAGCGGCGTTCTTCAGGAATGACTCGCCGGACCCGCCCTCTACTTTCTCAAGGCTCACAAAGGCGTTATAAGCGGGCTCAAGAAAGCCAATGGCATCATTCGAGTAGTCACCCAGGATGAAGACGCGATCGGGATGCACGAATCGTTGATTGGTCCCTCCGTTTGGCAGACTCTCAACGTATTTCCACTGCTTTGGCTGACCGTAGTCTGCCGAATTCTCGTCAGTTACCCATTGACTGACAGTTAACGAACCGGCCCATGCGATCGTAACCTTTTTTAGTGACTTCCCTCGAACAACCGGCTGGTCCCACTTTCTGGAGTCATTGATGTGCAGCAGGATACCAGCATAGCGACCGACTAAACGGCGGCGGTCTGCTTCAGCAAAAGCGCGCCAGAGTCGCTTAGTGAAAACCTTTTTGGCGCTCTTCTCCCAAGGGGTTTCATCCTTGCTCTCGTCGGCGTCGTCACCCTCGATGATTTCAGGGTTAGTCTGCCAGCACTTGCCCACCAGCTTCTCAACGGCACCGTGAGCGATACCACCGCGCCGATACAGGGCATAGAGATTTTCGTAGGTTACCTGCTCAGGGAAGCCATATTCACACCATGCGGAGTGGCGCTTATTGTCCAGCCCCATTGTTGGCGCCATCAGTCCCATACGGGCGCGAGCCATTCGCGCATCGTTCAACGCATGGTTGACGGCGAGAGTTAATTTGTCAGTCATGGATTGTCCGTTGGTGGATTTCAGGCAATAAAAAAGGCCGCCGGAGCGACCTGTACATTTAAAGATGTTTCACTGTGTGTTCAATACGTAATCTGAAATATCTTCAGCTAGTTTTCCATATTTTTTGGCTGTTGGCTTGAGGGTATCATCAGCCAGTGTTGATACTTTTTTGTTTAAAATGTAATCCCTCACGTATTGCTCGTGGATCAATACACCTGGGTTTTCCGCAATTACTTTTTTTAACGCCAGATAAAAGAGTTTTTCTTCATCTGCATGAAGAGTGTACCAGGTACTACGCTCAAGCCATGAATCAAAGTGATGAAGACCAGAGATCATATCGCTATCCTTTTCCATTGATAAAGAACAACAATATAACTGGTGGATTTTTATGTTCAAGCTATCTGCCTTGTAGGCGCTTAGGAATCATCATCCCCACAGGTTGCGATCCATTCAGTTCAGTCAGTGCGTAAACCATCGCGTCGAGGCGGTCAGGTGATTTCTTTGCGGTGGCGGGGATGTATTCCATCAACTGGTTCTCCAACACGTAGAGATTGCCGTGATTTGCCACCCGGCCCTGTTCGTATAAAGCGGATATCGGTTCAGCTCGAGCATATTTCCCTTTGCTGGCATGGACACGGATGATGCGACCTTTGAACCCGGCGTTGCGGAGTGTCTCCTCCGCCATATCTCCGCCCTGGTTCGTCTCAATGACTATCGCGTCTGCTTCGTGTTGCTCATAAGCCGATATGGCTTTCTTGGCCCATCCAGCTGGTGAATATTTGCCGCTGTAATCGCCATCCACAGAGAACTGCTTTTTGTCACCGGCACCATATGAGCTGGCAGCGACAATGCCTGTTTCATCGCTTTCGTCGCTGTTTGTTGCCTGTGGGTCAATCGCCACGACAGTGCGAATCTTATCGTGATGAATTTGCAGCTCGCGTGCCGCGCTGATCATCACTTCTGTCCAGAGAGCGCCTTCAGCATTAAACCTGCGAGGCTTCTGCATGTACTGGGCTTCTGCGGTGCGCCGGTGAGAGAACAGCGATACGCGGTGAGATTCGTTGTGCTTAAAAGGCCACAGCCAGCCATCGGCCAAGCCATGGTCAATCGGTATAGCGTGGGTGTTTTCGGGGTACTGAGCAGCGTATGGCTGACTATTGTCGATAATCACCGGCAGATTCAGGTGATGCCATTTCTCACCACTCCCTCCCCGCAGAAGATAGCCGCTCAGGTCGTGGTAATGGATCCGCTGCATGATGACAATCATCGGCGTCGTCTCGATCGCCAGTCGTGACTTGATTGTCTCGTTAAAACGGTTGTTGACCCCGTCGCGGACGATCTCAGAGTAAGCGTCATCAGGCTTTACCGGGTCATCGATAATCAGCGCGCCCTGCCAGCCCGGTTCCATATGGCCGGCACGAAAACCGGTAACCTGCCCGGCAGCAGACGACGCATAAACGCCCCCGCCATGCTCAGTCCACCACATCGCCTTGCTGTCTGCGTCATCGCGCAACGACATCGGCCACATCGACTGGTAGGCCTGCGACTTAATCATGCCGCGCGCGGTTGAGGAGTTCAGCAGTGCAAGGTTGTGCGAATAGGACAGGTGCATAAAGCGAGCCCGGCAGTTCAGCGCCAGTCCGCGCCCCATCATATTGATGGTCGCCAGTTCCGTTTTCGTGTAGCCAGGCGGAACATTAATGATCAGGCGTTGAATCTCACCATCAATGACGCGGTCCAGCGTTTGCTGAATCACCTTATGGTGAGGCGCGACAATCATCTTTCCGCCGGTGCGCTGCTTAAAGAAGTAACGAGCGTAATAGAGCCCATCCTCTTCGCATTCAACCTTACGGGCAAATGCCCTTTGCTCAGCAGTCGTCATCCTCCATCATCTCCTGCCGTGCGGATTTGTATTCCTCTTTGCTCATGGTGATCGTCTGGATGGCGCCACCATTCGGGCCGGAATGTTCAAACTTGTGCTTATTGGTGTAGGCATCGCCGCACTCCTTCGCCGCCTGCTCAATGATTTCGGTCGCCAGAGCAATGTTTCGCATCTTCTCGGCGTTATTCATCATCCGGTCAAGCGCGCGGAGACGATAAGCTTTGTTGGCGATCGGAATGTCGCTAATTTCTGTCTGGAAGCGCTTGCGGGTCTCGTGGAATAGATCAACCCATTTCTGAGCCAGACCTTTCCCGCTTGCCTTTGTCGGATCGTGCGATTCAATTTGCTGAGGTGTAACTTTGATGCCGAATTGTTTTTGGACAGCCTCACCAACAATTGCCAGCGTGTCAAAGCATGCAAGTGATTGAATGATGAAGGCTTTGACTTCTGGTTTTAACGCAGCCATATATCACCACTCTTCCAAAGCATTCTATATTCAAGCCAGTTTCATCAGGCACGTCCCGCATGCTCTGGCTATGTTAATTTTCGCCACCTCTGCAGGTCGATTGGCTGCGTCCACCAGTTCTTGCACGTCGGCGCTGGCACCGTACCGGCGCACTACACCAACGAACTCTTCGACGTCGTGGCCGCGCAATGTCAGTACCGGCTGCCCGGTCTCTTTGTTGAACTTAGGCGCGCCGAAATCATCCGTGGCCTGTGCGATGTGGTAAAGCTCATGCTCTACCAGTGCGCAGAACTCAAGGTCGCTGCATTGTGAGCAGTAATCGGCTGCCAGGGTGATGATGAACTTCGGGATGCGCCCGAACCATTCATGCATCTGCTGTTCCATTCTGGCTTTCTGCCATCCACCGGCGCGTAGCATTACCTGTTCAGCCTGACCGAGAACGTAGCGCCCTTTCTTCGCAAACGAGTCAGAGGCCCACATGAAGCAGAGATCAGCCTCTAACAGGTGCTCGTGGTCAGGGTTATGGATGCTTCCGGTATCGCTGAGGATTTGCCGTTTTATCCACTCATGCACTTCGTTAGCGGGAATGAGCCTGGTGTATGGCTGCCAGTTGTCGGAGGCGATGAAGTTAACTGGCGGATAAGGCCTGCGCTCGTCATCGTTAGCCATGGATTACTCCGTTGCTTGTTCGGTCTGCTCTGCCGGTACTGGGGTGAACTCCACTCGCTTTACATCAGCAGGAGCGAAGTACAGCCACTGGCCCGTTTCCGTCGCCAGCGGCACAAAGCCGTTAACCAGCTCAGGCTGACGTCGTGACATCTTGCCCGTGAATGTTTCGCCTGTCTGGGTGGTTAGCGTGATTTGGTAGATATCTGACATGATTACCTCTTTGCCTTGTCGCAGCTGTTGCCCTGCTTCTCAGAAGTGCTTAGCCACTTACGGCTTACCCGTCAGCAAGATGTGATCACCATCCTTGCGGGGTTACACAGATCATTATCGAAGCCCCTCAGAGAAGAGCTTCTGTAACGACCTACTTATTTTCGGTCTGCTTATCCCATTCCTCGCGGAACTTGGATGGGTTGTCGAAACCTTCACTGCACTGGTTGGTTTTCATCACTTTTCCCCCGATTTTTTTGTTTTCTGGCAGTTCGCCTGCCACGATTTGTTATGTGCCAGGATGTCACGCTTCGTCTGGCGGTCAAGAACATCAATGTCGTGATCAGTCAGGTAGATTGGCTTTACCCAGTCACAGGCTGTATCAACCACCACCGGGACGCTTCCACGTGTCACGCAGCTCGCGATCAACATCGTCATCAGGCATGCGGTTAACATTCTGCTGTACATTGCTGGCCTCTTTTGTTGCCTCTACACGGCGTTCGGCTACTGACTCAATGGCTGCGGCCTTTTCTTCTGTGCGCTGCCGGTCTGCTTTTTCTTCAGCCTGTTCACGACCGCGAAAACGGCCCACACCAAACGCACCAAGCACCATCAGGATCGCAACTCCGATTGCCGCCAGTACAGATTTGAGTGTCGTCATAGGCTCACCCGCTCGCGCATCCAGCCATAAACGAATGACTCGTTAGCTGGTCTCTGTTCTGCCAGCTCAAGATAACGCTGGCCCTGGCTACAGTTCAGTGCCCGAAGCAATACGATTTCCCCTTCGTCACCTCGTTTCGCCAGGAAGGATTTCAGTGCGCCGATGCTACGTGGGCCGATTTGCCCGTCGGCGATCAGATCCGGATAGAACTGCTGCTGGTTATTGAAAACGTTCAGCCAGCGCTGGAACCATTTAACCTGCACCGATGGCCCCATGTTCACACCGGTATCGCATAGTTCGGCGGCAATGGCAGGGGATACCTCTGCCACCTGGTCAAAGCGCGGGCCATACCAGTAATCAGACTCAAGGATCGCCAGAGCCTGCTCACGTGTAAGGTTTCGCATATCACCGGTATAACCATGCGCTCGGGCGGTTGCCTGAGTAATTCCCCAGTTCGTTGGGCCGCCCTTATCGTTAGGGTGATCAACATAACCGCCCTCTTTGCCGAGGATGGTGTTAAAGATATCGTCTTTGGTCATGGCTATTCCGTAATGACGACCTTCGCCAGGTTCCCGCGCGCCAGCCACACCGCCATGCAGATGACGGAGTTAAGCAGCAGATCGCCGAGGTTAACCTGAACGTAGTGGCCGAGAAGAATGTTGAAGGCATTGAATCCGGCGGCAAGGATGACCAGGTAGGCCAGCACCGCGACACTCAGGCGATGACGCTTTCCCTCTTTCCGGAAAAACATCAGCCTGACCATGATTAACAGGCAAACTATGGCGTTTGCATCCATCAGAAGAAGCTGCCATGTCATTTATCTTCCTCCCCCAGCCCCGGCATCTTCCCGCTTTTGGATTTGCGGAGAATACGCAGCAGGACTGCCACGGAAATGGAAGCAGTGACAATTGCACCGACAGCTGGCGATACCTCAATGCTGGCCGGTGGCTTCATCAGGCTTAACGGCGTGTTGATGATTCCGGCCATGATTTTCGCCATGGGGACGGAGAAGAACACGCCACTGATAAACGATATCAGCGCAAAGATAGCCTGCTTCCAGAGTTGATGGGGATCTGAGGTCAGAACGTATAGCGCCGTTCCGGCGAGGGATCCGAGCATCACTGCTGGAGTCGCCTCCGGAAACAGCGTGGCAAAGGTTACACCGACTGATGACGATGTAAGACCAACGCCTACGATAGTGAAGGTCTCAGACATATTTATTCCGTGTGTAGTTGGTTCAGGCCCTCGGGACGATTTAACAAGTAGGCGTGTCGATGATGGTTCCCGGAGCCTGAAAATAAAAAAGCCAGCGACAGGCTGGCAATGTGAGGGTAAGGCAATGTCGGCTCTCTGGCCGAAGGGTCCCAGGTAGTGGGTTCTGTGTGTGGCGATCGGACTCGAACCGATACTCAGGTTCAGCATTAGCATCATGCCTGCCCTGCCGGATAACCGGTTGATGCGTTACTCTACCCATTCAACCCGCAAGCGGGAATTGAGTTACACCACAACGGACAGAGCACTGAGCATTTCGTTGGCGCTCCATGCTGCTGCGTGGGTTGGGTTATGAGCCCTTCACGCCAATGCTCTTTCCTGTTGTGTAGAAACTAAAAAGCCCAAGGCGTTAACCTCGGGCTTGAATTTTTTTGCTTCGGAACGACTGAACGGATTCCCAGCGTTAGAGATGAATCTATCCAGTTTTTCCGCGAAATGCAATACCTATTTCCTATATATTTTCAATTTTAGGGAAAATTATTTTCATCTCGTTACTTTTGAGAGAATGGCATCAGCCATAGACTCCTGCTTATGGCATTCGGCGACAAGTTCCTCAAAGAGCGGCTGAAGTTGTTCATAGGCCGCCGTTTTCTTTATCTCCGCAACAGTATTAATTCCCTCAATCACCGTTGAGAATTTCAGTCTGGCGTAACCTCTTCCACCGCAGCGGTCACAGGCTTTCATCACCGGAACGCCCTGGCGATCGCTTTCTGCTTTGTCCAGTACCTTGCCTTTGCCATGGCAGCGACACGAATTGCTGATAATGCCCTTTCCGTTACACGGCTTGCATTTGACCCGCACCACCTCACGCGCCTGCGTCCAGCTCTCCCAGTCACTTGGGCGAACGGCCCGCGACATTTTCGACCAGTATGGCGGTTTCCCCCATGGATATGAGACCTTGTTGGTAAAAACTTGTGCCTCTGTAAATCCGCTACCATCACAGCAATCACATTTTCGAGTGCTGGCAGCACTTCTTGAATAATCCTGGTATGCAAAAGCGCAGAGAACCTTAAGCACGCCTGACCGAGCTGATTCATCGAGTTCCGACAGTGCTCTGAATTTACCTGATAACTTACGTGCCTGCTCATAGAGTCTCTCCAGTGCTATATCTGGGCTGCTAATGCCGATTTTCGAGAGGTAAAGATCGAAACCAAAGCCGCACTTATGACCGGCAAGACCAAGCGCCGCCATAACGTCAGTGCCGGTGAGGCTGTCTGATGCGGTTGCGCGAGGAGAGTCACTGAACATCGGTGATTTAGGCGCAAAGTATTTAGCGATTGATTCGAGGTTCATTATGCGGCTTCCTTATGAGGCTGATTGGTTTTGGTCTGGCTGTGCTTTGCTACTGGTGGCATGCTGGCGCGCTTAACGCTTTCTGCCTGGTAACGCAGGAAGTCGGCGTGGTTCATGCGGCCTCCCGCTGTTTCAGTGCTTTGAGTTTGGCGCGGTACTCATCGCGGATCCGGATGAAGTCTTCACGGCGGTAGTTGGTCATTTCGTGGGGGCCGTTGAGCCAGTCGACGTATTCCTGGCCGTAACGAGCGACCAGGCCAGCTTCGTATTGCTGCGCGACCGTCGCCTCTTTGGCGGTGTACTTCCCAGCCCCGGCATTACACGATTTGCACTGCTTATGGGCGTTGCGTTCTTCAAAGCGCAGCTCAGGGTTGGCGCCGACCGTTTTGAAGTGGCCGCAGTCCCACTGGCCGCCGTGCAGATCAGGCGGGTTGGTCTCGCCGCAGCTGATGCATGGCAAATCGGCATCGCGCGCACGGATGAAGGCGTTGAAAGCCTGCTGAGTCTGCGCCTTGTAGTACCCGGCAGGCCGTAGCTCTGCCAGGCGCTCCTTGCGGCGTTTGCGCCCAGCCTTCTCTGCCTCTTTCTGCTCCTTAATGCGCTTAGCGGCGGCTTTCACCTTCTCCTTCTCGCGTTCTTCCATTGCGAGGATTGCGCCGTGTTCCGGGCAGCACCAGCGGATCCGGATATCGTGGAATTTCGGCACGAAGTATTCACCGCATACTTTGCACTTACGGCGGGATGGTTTACGCATGGGAACCACCTTGGACCTGTACCAGCGTGAGTTTTCCGCAGAACACGGCACCGGTGTCGATGTACATCTGGTTGGCATATTTCAGGGGCTGGCGCGCTGGGGTGTGTCCGAAGATAAACAGATCTGCACCGGCTATTGCCGAGACAATGCCGTCCAGCGCGTCGCTAACCCGCTCACGGTTCCAGATCACCATTTCTTCTGGTACTGGCTTATCGAATGCGTATTCGTTGTGCGGGTAGTCTGCGTGGCAGATGACGACCTTCTTATTGCCGGTAATCAGTTCGATAATCATCGGGAGATTGGTAATCTTTGGCAGAAGGTATTTGAGTTGCACATCCTGCTCAGAATCAAGTTGGTGCCACCATCCACCGCCGTTTGACATCCAATGTCCGAAACTTCCGCCGTTTACCAGTGCATCGAGCATCATCTGCTCATGGTTGCCACGAACAGCACGGAACCACGGCATAGTAATCAGATCCAGGCATTCGACGTTTTCCGCGCCGCGGTCAACAAGGTCGCCAACCGAAATCAGCAAATCACGCGCCGGGTCGAACGAAACTTTTCCGAGCTCATTCATCAGCAGCGTGTAGCACCCATGCAGATCGCCGACGACGAAAATATTGCGCCAGTCAGCGCCATTAATACGTTGATACATGCTCATGCAGATTTTCTCCTCGCCGCGAGTCGCAGCCATTTCTGATCCACCAGACTGGCGGTGTAGTCTTTCAGGGTCGGGATGTCGGACGGCTTAACAGCGGGCTTACGCTGACGGCGCGCCGGAACGCGGAAGATTTCGTTTGTGATGACGCGGGAAAGTGGAGTAGACATCAGGCCTCCTGCTTATCGCGCAGCACCTGGAACTCGCTGCTTTGAGGGATGGTGAGCACCAGGCCAAACTGAGCGCACCAGCCTTCTACCTGGCACATGAAATGGTGCATGTCGCCAGTGTCCAGATCGGACGTGTGGCGCAGCTCTAATTCAATCGTCTTAATTCCGGTGACGAAGTCGGTGTATTCAACCTCTTCATAACCGAGATAGGTCTTTTTGAGGTTGCGCTTTACCCATGCAGGCGTGGCGTCAGTGCGCCCAGACTTGATCAGGTAGTCGCTAATTTCCTTGTACCAAACGTGGCTCAGACTATTTTGTGAAAGGCTTCTCTTCTCGCGCCAGTCTTTGAGTTGGAGCCGGAAGCACTCACCGTTTTCGAGAAGTGGCTTCAGATGCTGAGTAATTGCGCCAAGGTTTCCACGGTGTAGCTTTATGCCGTCTTTTGGGAGAATCATACGGCCTCCTTAACGGAAGCCGCAGAATGCAGAAAATCGCAGGTGCATTTCTGCATCTGTGACAAGGTGAGGAGTTCAGATTGTGGTCGCATTTAAGTCCCCTTAAATGCGCAGAAGTCACCGGAGTTGTTCAGGCTCCGATGACATGATTATGGCGGGTTGATTTCAGAAAATCAAAGGCTGATTATTCTCCGAGGAAAGTATATTTTTCTCCGTCAAAATCATGGAAATAAAATCCCTTGGCTGTTCTCTCATCGAAAATGAACTCGAACAGCTCATCATCAGCGGCGCCGTCAAAAATGACTTCCGTGACGGAGTCTTTAGGGAAAACTAACATTTCCGGCGATCCGTCAGTGAACTCTGCGTCCATAACGATTTTTGGGTTCTTTAGTAATGCAACTTTCATTTTTAGTCATCCTGTTTCAGGTAAACCGGATCGCTACCTTTCGGCAAAGTTATCGACTTCTGGCGATAAAACTTAAGGCGATCAAGGAAGTAATCCCTCAAATGCTCGGGCTGCTCCCGCATCACCACTTCAGTGATAACCGGCATGTTCAGGCGCTCTTTGTACGCCACCCCGGACGCGGCTAGATCAACGTTAACCTTATCACGTTCATCGTCACTTTTAGCTGCTAAGTTATGTTCTGACATGGAATCCTTTAAGGTAGGCAATATGCGTGGAATATTTTTAGACAGTAAACCGTGTAGTGAAGAAAACAGCAGATCGAAGCATCTCGTACAGTTCGATGATGGATCTTACAGCGTTTTGTATAGCTCAAACGATATAATTTTCAAAAAAGGTGAAAAATTTAGCAGTGATGACGGCCACTGGAAATCTGATGATTTTGGTAGTTTTCAGATAGTAGCGATCCCTAAAATGTCAGAGGAAGATGCAAATAGAGAGTTTGAACGATAGGCCTCTTTTGAGGCCTATTTGTTATGCGTCGAATGGGTTAGGCATGGATGTTCACCTTGATAGCGAAAACCCTGACCGGGTCAGGCCCGAAGTGCGGGTGTGTTATCATCTTCACTTCGTAGCCAGCATACGGGACGTCGATGCGCTTGCTCGCGTCATCACGCTTCGGATAGCCACGAGTAATTATCAGGCGGTCGAAGCGACGCGGTAATTGCTGGTTATGACCATGAGATAGCCTGCGGCACCAGTACGGATTTACCAGGCGATACTCTTCTGTTTTCTCGCCTGCCTTCATCAGGTCGAAGTATTCACCGTTAACAGCCAGTTGCAGGTTAGCCATCACTTCACCTCCTGCTGCGGTCCTTCTGGCAGTGGCATCCAGTGGGTTACGGTTATTGGATGGTATTCAATGCCGTAGTTCTGCTCGTAAACCTGCGCGTACCATCCCACATCTCTTTTATCGAATTTCCCGTACTGAGCAACATGCAACTCAACACCGAAATCCTTACGTGGCCAGATAAAAACGAAATCATCGTTCTCCGGCATCCGCTCACTGCAAGCCACCCAACCATCCGGAATCGCCGGAGAGTTGCCGCATTGCGCCGGAGAGATGCAGTTTTGCGCCGGGCGGCAACCGGAGTGCGCCGGAGAATTGCCATCGGCACCCTGAAGCATGGCGGCGCGATAGGCGTTCCAGCCGACAGCTTTTCCGTGTTCAAACGCGCTGTCAAAGTCATCATCCATTTCCATCGCAGCGGGCACAGATACCGGCGCTGGCGGGGCGGTGTAAAGCGGCGTTACTTCTCGCAGCGGGTCGACGTAAGCATTGCCACTATCGAAGCTGACGTTGTTTTTTGCGCCGCCGCCTGACAGTAGCCACGCCACAGGCTCCGCTTCGAGCGATGCCAGCGCGATACGCATTGCCGCTAGCGTGTTGCTGTCGTCTTCGTCAAGACCGAACGGCATTTCATCGCGGGCAGCTTCCATGTCGGCAATTTTCTGATTCAGCCATTGTTTGGAAATAGTGCTCATGATGCCTCTCCTTTACCGGCTGCGGCGACCGGCATATCGCACATGTTTGTCGGATGCGGGTTTTCGCGAATAATTCGAGCCATTCGTGCCGCCGGGGTTTCTGTCTCTTCGTTGAATTCACGAATTACAGCCGCCAGCTTTTCGGCGTCAGCAGGTGAAATATCACCATCGATAAACATAACTGGCTTACCCTGCGTCGCCTCCAGCTCAGCAATCCGTTTGCGTGCCGCTGTGAGTTCTGCCATGTGCTCACGGAGGCTGTCAGTTGCTGCTTCCAGCTTGTCCCAATCAGGATTGAAGTTTGCCAGCTGCGCTAGCTGGTCTTTCAAAAAGCTGATGCTCTTGTCTTTGGCTTCCAGCTCATCCAGCAGCGCAAGCATCCGTTTCGCAATGGCTACTTCGTCAGGGAACTCCTTTTGCCATGCTTCATTGAGTAATTTGCTACTGACAGGGTTCATACTGAAACGCTCAACCATGAGCGTGGCCAGTTCTTTTGTCATTGCAAATGCGCGTTTGTCGATGTTGCTCATTGGGCGGCCTCCATTTCAGGTAACTCAGAAAGCTGTTGAAACCCCTCTTCGAGTTCGCAAAATTCTATCGAACCAGTGAATTCAGGCTCATTAAGCTTCAGACGAACATAATCAGCCGATGCAGGATCTAGAGTCACAGTCCACCAACCATATTCATCTCTGCTGGCACCGCTTCCGTCGTACTCGACATCAGCGGCAAGGCCTTTCTCTTTCAGGATTTTGTTAATTTTTCGACGAGTACTCATGACTGCACTCCTTTGCGAAGCTCTGATGCGAGGTCACCGCAGATAGTTGCTGCTGCATCAAGCCCGACCATTTCATCTTGATAGCAATTAATAATTGCGTTGCTAATTTTCAGGCAAGCTTCATCAAATGCGCTGGCCCGCACTTCAGCCAGGAAGGATTCGGTGTCAGGGGTTTCTACGCGGAAATAGACCGGATCGCCGTCTTCAAAGTTACCTGGGTCATAAACCAGATTTTCATGGTCATCTTGGCTGTAGACTTCCTGACGGATAAGTCCGTGCTTGAGAGCCAGCTCCTCAATATCAGCACCATCAGCGGAACCACCTTGCCAAGCGATAGAAAGCAAGGCATCGACAAACGCATTCAGCCCCGCATTCTCCGCAGCCAGCGCCGCGCATCTGGCTTCAAATGCGGCGTAGTCTTCGTAATCAACCATATCGCCTTCAGCACTCTCTACCACGTCGCAATGGCACGCATGCTCATCACAGGCCACCCACTCATAACGTTTCACGTTCATACCCCTACCCTCCCCCAAACCATCAATACTCGCTTCATCGCCGCGCTGTTCCGGCACTCCTGGCAGATCACGTTCGTATCTGTGCGCTGCACCAACTTCGAATTCCCCTTCGGCATGGCCGGTATGGTTTCCGGTGCGTATTTCATGCCGTAGCTGGTCAGCCGATAAAGCCGCTGGCCATGCTTACCTTCGAACTCGATCAGGCCGTCTGCAAACAACGTGCTTAACGGGCCGGAAATCTTTTTGGTGGTCATGCCGATCATGGTGGCAATACGCCCACTGTTCAGGCCCGGGTTATTACGCAGGGCTGCAAGAATCTGCCCACGAATTGTTATGGTCATGCTGACCCCTTAGAACGGTAAGAATCCCACGTGAATGACAGAGTGCACCCGCCGCCATCGCTCATGCGATCAAGAACTCGTTCGCCGATGAATGCAGCCAGTTCTTCCCGGGTCTGGTTGCTGATCAGGATGGTTGGCTTCATCCGCTCATAACGGGTGTTGATGATTTCGAACATGATCAACTTCTCGGCGTCGCTTCCGAACTGCACGCCGACCTCATCGATAATCAGCAGGTCGGGCTTCGTGAAGTAACGGATAACTTCGTCTTCAGTACGGCTTGACCCCTTCG